CATTTACTTCTAAATATATTGCTTTTGCGTATTTAATAGACTTGGTGGCGCCATTTAATGCCATTAATTCTGAACCTTGAATATCAAAATTCCAAAATTCGTATTTAGATGGGTCAATGTTATTTCTTTCAAAAAAAGTATCAATTGTAATACTTTTTTGTTTTATTTTATCTACATATATAACAGAAGGGTGCTCTTGCGAATGAGTGCCGAATTCTAATACACTTGAAGATTGAACGTTATTTGAAACATTAAATACAATTTCTTCATCATCCTTATCTGTTATTACGGCATTATACACATTTGGTATTCCCCTATTTATTGCTTGAGTAACTTTTGAAGGAATAGCATCAATCCATATAACATCTTGTGGTATTAATCCAATTTCACTATAAAAATGTAACTCTTCGCACTCGTGCGCGCCTATATGAAAAGAACCACTAATACTTATTTTGTTTAATAATAATAATTGTATTATTTCTTGACTACGAATAAGCATCTATATATATAATAATAAATAAAATTTTTATTATTATTAAACGCAGAAAAATCGGCATTTGAATGTTGATCTCTATTCGTGGACAAAAATAATGGATATGAATGTATCTGTTATAATGTCTTCCTATGATATTGATGTACGGAAGCCCGCTAAGCGGGCTTCCTATACATAAAGGATGGGATCATAAGGGGCACCACCCTTCAGGTGGAGCCGTAGGCGTCTCCACCGTCGGCCGCCCTTTGGGCGGCCAGAACCTTGGTTTCCCTTACTTGAGGACAAATGGAATCGGTACAATGGCACTCTTAAATTGGCGAAACATATCTTCATAGGCAGCCAAACGACTATCATTGATATAAAACGCCTGCGCCACAATTTGTGCTCCATAGTTTTTCATCAATGACAGAAAGTTGGAGTTTTGGATTCCATAAAAAAGGGACCGGTTGGGTAAAACAACGCGTATCATATAAACAGAAGGATCCGGGGGATTGTAGGCCTGCAAGGACAAGTCTTTTTCGGTATAGATGCGAACCACACTAGTTCCACTATCAATATTCACTAAATCCGATAATTTGACACATTGGGTCTCCGGATCGCACATCGTGTCTTTTTGATAATCCGGTGCGGACGTGTTGTCTACAATCAAGACGATTTTTTTCAACAACTCGGTGATTTGGGTATCGGGTGTCACGACCCCCGAGTAAAGGCGGTCATTCATTGTGGCCTTGATGATACTCGCAATAGCATTGTATCCTCCAGGTAAATTGGTGCGAATGCGCAATTGTAAGAAGAGGGGATCATTGGGATTGGGCGAGGTATCGGAAAAGGCATTGGACATAATGGTCGACAAAACGCCTTGGAAAGACAAAGCGGGAGGTGCCGACGTAAAATGCGTATACGAAGCGTCAGTGGTTGATTCGGAATAGGCCACGATGGGAACATTGTCTTTGATGTAGACCTCGAAATCGAGAAACCGGCATCCACGTGTCAAAACATACTTGATCATATTCATATTCATAAACCCGCCAGTGTAGGCACTGTTGAATGACGATTTGATGACAAAATTGCGGAGACTGTTGTCTTTGCTGACATCAAATCGGGCATTTCGAATTCCCGAACCCAGTGTATTTTGAATACGGGTCAATTGGCTTGTCTGGGCGGCACTTGGGGTGTCATCATAGGGTGGAGTTGCTACGGTTGTCTTGGATCCCTTTTCTTCCATCCGTTTGTTGACCATTCGCACAATAATGTAAAAAAAGAGAAGGGCGATCACTGATATGAAAACATAGGAATATATGGATGATTTTTTCATTATTTTACTAAATGCGAATAGTAGTATACAATAGATGGATACTTTGTTTCTTTTTTTGGTACTACTAGAGCAAAACATTAGTTTATGACAGTAATGTTTTGCTGATGACGACTGATGGCTTTACAAAACCAATTCTTTTTCTAAACACGTCAGTATGGAAGCATTGGATCGATTGATCCAATGTTGGGGAATTTCATAACGATCATCTGATCCCAGTTCAATCTTGGTCGGTGCCTCTTGTCCACCCAATTCACCCAGTTGATACACTAAAGGTTTGCGTAATGCATAGACATTGTAATATGGCTGAATTTGTGCAGTATAAATGTCCCAAATCATACCCGTAAAATAGGATTCCATCAGACATTTTTGAAGTGCGATCACTCCACTCATCGAACATATCATTAGTCCGTGCAATGAAAGCATATTGAATACACGAACAATGTTATCATCAAAGTTTCGATAATAGAGATCGTGACAGTGTGTGGAATAGTCATTTACTCCATAGTAAGATAATCCCAAGAAAAGCCAGTCCGCATTGTCCGGGATTTCTACACTCTCGGGGAATTCGCGGTATTTTGTCACATCGTCTTCGAACAAACCAAACGGTTGAAACGGTTTTCTCGGATCTTGGTTTTGAATGGCCAAGTCCAAGATTCTGGAAAACCCGGTCACGCCCGATCGCGTCTTTTCGATTCCAATAATGGGATTCACTTCGGTGACATCCAAATCGGCGAATTCTTGGAGAAAGTGCTGACGACGGGTTTCATTGTTACACGTCAAAAAATAATACTTGGTCTTTTTCAAATCGATACGCATTGTCTTGGTATATATAGATATAGATATACAAGTCGCAGCCCATTTATATTCCTTTTTTTTTTATTTGTATATACTATAATACGATCCAATGGAACATTATTTTGTTGGAAAACGAGCAAAACCGAGTTTTTTAGTCTCCGTGCAAAAGACAAAAAAAAATGTAACCATTTACAAACCGGACGGTGCTAGCAAAAATGAAGAGTTTTTTGAAAAGTACTATCTTGGACAAGTGTTAGTGGAAACGAAATATAGTGACATTATTTTTATCAATAAACCCGTCAAGTTCAAAAATCACTACGAATATGTTCCTGAAATCATTTTGAAAATAAAGGGCAAATACTATATGGTTTCGGATAAGATGAAAGAGTTGTTATAGGAGAGAGTTTTACAATCGCAGATCAATGACCGGTCCAAAAAATGTGTATTCGAGTAAAAACAATATAGGCAAATTCCATCTTTGTATTTCACACATACTCCGACCGAATCTTTATCAACATAGTATAACATAATGCCCGGAGGATTATTCAATCTTGTCTCAGAGGGATCACTCAATCAAATATTAACTGGAAATCCGTCGAAAACATTCTTCAAAGTGACCTATGCAAAATATACCAATTTCGGACTGCAAAAGTTTCGACTGGATTTCGACGGTATGCGCGATCTTCGATTGACGGAACCTACTAAATTAACTTTCAAAGTGAAACGCTATGCCGATTTGTTAATGGATACTTATTTAGTCGTTACATTGCCCAATATTTGGAGTCCGATGTGGAGCCCATCGGCACAAACTGGCAATCAGTGGTCGGGTTATGAGTTTCGATGGATTGAACATTTGGGATCAATGATGATTTCGGAATTGGAAATCTTGTGCGGTTCGCTCCGTTTGCAGAGATACACTGGACAATACTTGCATTCAATGGTGGAGCGCGATTTCGATGTCACTAAAAAGGAAATGTTTTACCGAATGACGGGACACACCGACGAATTGAACGACCCCGCCAACACGCAATCGCGCGTGAATGGCAACCCCAGTTTGGCCAATGTCTATCCCAATGCCTATTTTACAACGAATATCTTGGGCGCGGAACCCTCCATTCGTGGAAGGACCCTCTATATTCCCTTGAATCTATGGTTCAATCTCGATTCCCGTTGCGCCTTTCCTTTAGTCGCTTTGCAATACAATGAATTGACGATCAACGTTACACTGCGACCGATTCAAGAATTGTTTCGCGTACGTGACGTGTTCAATGCGGCGGGTGGATACCCCTACGTCCGTCCCGATTTCAATCAGAATCAGTTTCAATTATACCGGTTTTTGCAAACCCCGCCCGCCATTGATTTGTCCGCACGAAATTATCGATTGCAGCCGACATCGTGGAATGCCGACGTACATTTGATGGCAACCTATGCATTTTTATCCCAAGAAGAACGCGAAACCTTTGCCTCGCAAGACCAAGTCTATTTAGTCAAAGATGTCTTTGAATACGATTTCTTGAATGTCGTGGGAACGTCCAAACTGAAACTGGAGTCGTCCACGGGCTTGGTATCAAATTGGATGTTTTACTTGCAACGGAATGATGCTTATCTGCGAAACGAATGGACAAACTATACCAATTGGCTCTACAACAATCGATTATCGACGAACCTGACCTTTAACGCAAATTCGCGAAGATTCATAACGGGAAATTTTAGTCAAATCAACCAAAAGGATATTTTGCTGACATTGGGCATTTTGCTAAACGGCGATTATCGTGAAAACACGCTGAATGGAGGCATATTTCAGTACATTGAAAAGTATACGCGCACACCGGGATCGGCCAAAGATGGACTCTATTGTTACAACTTTTGCTTGAATACGGATACCTTGGAATATCAGCCATCGGGGGCCATCAATATCAGTAAATTTCACACGGTGGAATTGGAGGTGCAGACGTTTTTGCCACCATTGGATACCACCGGTACTCGTGTGAATATAAGTTGTAACACGGTCAATGGATCGCGGGTACCGGTTTCCATCACGGAAAAACCGGCTTGGGCGATTTACACATATTCTTTCAATGCACACATTATGGAAGAACGATACAATGTGTTGTCGATCATAGGGGGCAATTGTGGTTTGATGTATTCCAGGTAAGGGAAACCAAGGTTCTGGCCGCCCAAAGGGCGGCTGACGGTGGAGACGCCTACGGCGTCTCGCCCCTTATGATCCCATCCTTCACATTTATGTATAGGAAGCCCGCTCTGCGGGCTTCCGTACATCAAGGTTATAGAACGACATTATAATAGATACATTCATACCTTCCTGTCATTTCTAAAAATTTTTTATAGGCACGCCTTGGCAAAACATTACTTTCCTAGAGTTATGTTTTGCAAATATAGAATAGTTGAGCGGGTGTATGTGTAACGAATAGCGGCTCTAGGAAAGTATATAATTATAATAGGGTATTTATGAATGTATCTGTTATAATGTCGTTCTATAACCTTGATGTACGGAAGCCCGCTCTGCGGGCTTCCTATACATAAATGTGAAGGATGGGATCATAAGGGAAACCTTGGTTTCCCTTGGAATAATGTGTTTATACTATAGGTAAAAAATAAAAACAGTATTTATCTACTATGTCAACACAATGGATCAAACCAAAACCAAAAGCAAATACCAAAGAAACATTTGTTGATCAGAAAACCCAAGAAGAAGAGAATGGGATCAATGGGATCAATGGGATCAATGGAATCGATTCAATGACCAAGAAAATGAAAAAAACGCTACAAAAAAGGGTTTTAGAACCACGACCACCTACCTTTGAAGCATTTGAAAACATTTACAGTCCAGGTACAATCGATGTAAAAACCGCAATGAGAGCGTCCCAAGGATCAATACAACAAGATATGACAACCGACAAGTCCGCAAAATTCACGGGTGACACCACGCCCGATTCAGACTTTAAACAAAAGGTACTCGATGTTAAATCCCAGTTTGTCAATGATATGACTTCGGAAATGAACGATATGAAAGACCGAATGACAAACAAAAACAGTGTTCAAGCGGCAAAAGACAAACTTGGTTCTATGATTTCTAGTACAATGGACAACATCAGTAGTATGACAAATATTGATACTTTGGCATCGGGCATTTCCACCTACGGGATTGATAATTTGTATTCTGCACTTAATGATACCGCGGATACATATGGTTTTTTCGACAAACAGAACAATCAATACATAGACAAGAGCAAACTTAACAATGCTGTCCAAGCCATTACTAAGATTATCAAAAATACAGTGATTATTATTTTGAACATTTTTATGAAACTGATTGTCTATCTGTCGTTGATCAAACAATATGTAATGTACATCATCGTGACATTCAATTTACACATTCAAAATGTTGTACAAAAAATATCAAATGGTCTTACCCAAAATACTGCGACAAAGACTGAAACGGACACATTTCAAAGTCAAATACAGCAATTCGTTTTGTTGCTGTGTCTATGGATTTATGTCTACAACTGGTATTTTGTCTCCATCTTTGTCAAAAATGTCGACAATCTGTTGTATACGTTCAATCCAAACATTATATTCAAAGGTAGCAGTTACACGTTTTTCTATAAATGGTTTTCTCCCGCTTTCCGACCCACCGAATCTTTGCACAATTTTATTACGGGAACGGGGAAGTGGATGGACAGTCGAATGAGCAAAACCCTTATTTTCGTCATTTTTATGTTGGTATTTGCCGTTTTGATTAGTGCCAATCTGCCAGCTACATTGCTTGCCAGTTTTTTCAATTCACTGCATTTCAAATATGGTGCATCGCTAATAACTGCCTACATCATTTTGAGAGTTTTGAGTGCTGGTATTTTCTTGTATATATTTGAAACCAGTGCACCGTTTGAAGCAGCCGTAACAGGAGGATTGAGTATGATTCTTACAATTTTATTTTTCCTTATCATCTATTTGCCGTGGATGATTTTGGTCAATGTACCCTTGGCGATGGTCATTTTCTTTGGCTATTTGCTCTTTCATTCATTCTTGGCCATTCCCTTTTATTCGATGAGTAAAACATTCCAAAACATTGTATCGATTTCCAAGGATTTTACACGATCGTCGGAAGTATTGATGATGGAGAATTCCAATAGTTGCGACGAACCATCACCATTCACGTGGAAGGGCTTTCGACTCAGTATGTTACCTACCTATGTTTATTTGTATGGAAAGAAATTCATTCACACGGTCTATGTGTATATTTTTGAACTCATTTTCATTATTGTTTTGCTAGGAGGAATCAACTTGTACACCAAAAAGATCCAAATAACACTTGTCGAAAAAGGGGTGAATATGACCAAGATTATTCTGAAAGACTGGTTCAAACAATTGTTTGTTTGGCTGATTTTAATTAATGTTTTGCTTTTGATTTTGCTGGGGTTCCATATTTATTACAAAAACATAATGTTGAAAAAAATGACGAATGAACCTAATATCAAGGGGGGGGTGAACCTGCCTGGTAAAAAACCATCATTGTGGGAGGCTATTGGGTCATTGGTCCAAACAAAGACTCCTCAACCAAATGGTACTGCGACAGTGAACGGTTCTCCTAATACGGGTCCCCCTAGTCCTGGCACAACCCCTGGCCCTGTCAATGGTCCTAGTCCTGGCCCTGCCCCTAGTCCTGGCACGACCCCTGGCCCTGTCAATGGCACAACCCCTGCCCCTAGTCCTGGCACACCCCCTGGCCCTGTCAATGGCACAACCCCTGCCCCTAGTCCTGGCCCTAGTCCTGGTCCTGGCCCTGCCCCTAGTCCTGGCCCTAGTCCTGGTCCTGGCCCTAGTCCTGGTCCTGGCACAACCCCTGGCCCTAATCCTGCCCCTGGACCTAATCCAGCCTCTGGTCCTGGCCCCGTCAATGGTCCTCGGGGTCCTACCAAGAAGACTAATACCCAGAAGAGGAGCCAGATTAATGGTAATACGGGTGTTTTTTCTAACCTTCTTGCTGGGTTGTTCACACCATAATAGTGTTACTGCAACCTCTCGTTCTACTTATTGTTTATCTAGAACCCGGTTCAACAAAACGAAATAATTTATCATCTAGGTACAAAATCACATATCTAATTCCAAAAAAAAGAACTAGATATGAATCAATATTCGGGTGCGTGTTTCTTGAACAAACACCCCTGTTTTGGCAAATTCACGATGGGAATAATAATGTTGGGATCTTGCACGCTGCAATTCTCCAACCATATTTTGATAATACAGAAATTCTTCTTGGGCGAAATCGTGATACCATTCAACAAACCACTGTATTTTTTGTCTGTACACAACGTATCTCCACACAATGAGTAAAAAAGCGTCTTCCATACCAAATGGACCTGTTTATTCGGTACTTTGAACGAAAAACACCCGCCATTTCGATTCTTCGGATCCTCCCACATCGGGGTAACCCCTTCGCGCATCACAAACAACATACAATATTTGACAATGTTTTCGGACATTGCCTCATTGATCGATATCAATTGTTCGGCATTTTCTATTTTGGTGATGATAGGTTTGTAACTGCTCAAATCCCAATTTTTATCTTGTGGAAGATGGTAATACAAGTTCCATTTTCCACTCAATTTATGGTATTCCGACATTTTGTCTACTATATCACGTTTATACATTTATATAGACAAAACATCTTTATATTTGTTCTACCGAATCCCTTTTTCTCTGGATCTCACAAAAGAATCTATTTTACAGATGCGCCGGTTTTCTCAAGACACAAATAATTCGTCGATGTCAACGTATGTATATTGATATTCGAATCGACAATCTCCAACGTATAGTTTGCATCAAAGACGAAAAAGGGGTGCTGGTATTCCAAACAACGGCGAACAAATGCCGACGAAAACAGTTCATTTCCGACAATCATCATTTCCGAGGGGACGTTTAACTGTATGGAATCGTGCATCTCCGGATGTTTGTAAAACGTATTCAATATTTGAAACTCCGAGGGTTCCATCACATCTTCTTCCTCTTCACCGGTTGCATTCGTCTGTTTTCGAAATCGGCGTACTTTATACGTACCATTTGTTTTCATCACCGTTATGCTGTCTCGTAAAACTCCCGTATCCTCGAAATGGAGGGATTCGTTGAACACGCGTTCATCGCGAGAATGAATGGGACGGTCATACACTTGCAATGTCTCTACATAATGACTATTTAGATAGTCCTCATAATTTTGCACAGTACATAGGGCGATCCAATGATCCGCGGTCGGTTCCTTTGACTCGATCTCCATCGCAAACAACCATTTTTGGAAGTGGGCAAATCGGTCGATGATTGGACGCAGGCAATCATACTCTTCATAGATATCCGCGATGGTTTTTTCACAGAATAAGCAAAACTTGCTATATGACCAAATGGTTCGGACCGAAACCTCCTCACATAAAACATATAGAAAATTGCCCGTCCACACATAGTAATTGTTTAGCATTTCAAACACACTTTCAAATAGTGAATGCATATAAACGATGTCGGATCGCATTTTTCTTTCTTTCTTTCTTGGAGATAGACGCCAAAAATGTTTATATTCTGATCGAAGAAAAATATAAAAGGGTGTCGCGGGGAATTCAAAAGGGAATGAACCAAATTGCGCATATCTTTTATATTAATCTGGACAAACGAACGGATCGACGGGGCGAAATCGAGCAAGAATTGGAAAAAATGGGGTTAACCGCGGAGCGATTTCCGGCCATTGAGGTCGCACCGCCGATGGGTATTTTGGGCTGTGGCAAATCGCATTTGCAGGTTTTGAAGATGGCCCGGGAACGCGGGTATCCCAATGTCCTGATCTTGGAAGACGATTTTATGTTCTTGGTCGATCGCGACGAATTGGACGTTGAAATCCAGCATTTGTTTGATTATATTAACACAGAACATCGCGTCGATGTGTGTTTTTTGGCCTATAACTTGAACAGGAGCGAGCCCGCCGAAGGATCCGAAGATTTGATTCGTGTCCGATATTCTTCTTCGGCGTCGGCGTATATTGTGAACGCGCACTATTACGATACACTGATTTCTCTTTATGAAGAGGCGATGCCGCTACTCGAACAGACCCAAATGCACTGGATCTACGCGAATGATCAGGTTTGGCAGGGATTACAACAATCCGATCATTGGTATTGTTTTTCTAAACGATTAGGAAAACAACGGGACGGCTTTAGCGATAACAGCCAAGAATTTCGATCCTACGAATGTTGACTCGATTTTGCCTTTTATTTTGCCCTTTTATTCGATTTTGCCTTTTTATTCGATTTTGCCTTTCTTTTGCGGGTCTTTTCTTTTGGTAATTCAGTGGGTGAACTAACCGTCGGCTCTATTTTTGGAGGAGTCACCTGAATTCGACGTCGTTTCGGTGAAAGTGGCGATTTACTTTTCTTTTTTACTTGTGTTTCGGTTTCTTTCAATGGACGTTTACCACGTTTACTGCGTAGATAAATCTCAAATTTTACAAAGCCGTTGTCTCGAATATATTGGTCAATTTGCGCTCCACGATAAAACAATTCCTGTTGAGGATCTATAAGGATCGGCTCTCCATTCGCTAATACAGCTAAAATAGCAGCGTGTCCTAATATTCCTGGGCCTCGTAATAAGTCTAATATAATGGCGTGTTTGGGTTCAATATCCTCTATTAGTTCATCGATAATATCTTTATTAAATTCAAACACGTTGACTATATGATTTGTAAGTGCACGTTCGTTTTTCAATATCTGCAATTGCATCGCAGGAACGTAGAATTTTGCAAACTCAGTACCGGTTTGGAGTTCATTTAATTTCCTTGCTTTTTTTTCCGCAGGAGATCGATCAATCAAATCGAAAAAGTGTGCTACATTGATCACACAATCGGTTGCTTTGTCTTTTGGACATTCCTTATCCAGACGTGACCACTTGCTTAATTGTTCATCAGTGATCTTCCATTTACTGATTACATAATCTTTTTTTAGATTCCTAAACTGTTGCAAATTCATATCTTATATAATTGTTATATTTTTACCTCCGAAATCGATCTCTTTTATCTTGTACGTGTTCTCATTGTACGTGTTCTCATTGTACGAATTGTCCGCGGTGTTCGCTTATTTCCACTGCGACTACGTCCACTGTGACTACGTCCACTGTGACTACGTCCACTGTGACTACGTTTCTTAGGATGTCCACTACGATGTTCGTAACGGTGTGCTGCATCTTCAGCTGCTACCCTTTTGTAATCCTTTGATTTCGCGTATTCATATAGGGCGGCGCTTATTCCTCGAATGGATCTTGCTTCATCGATAGCATCGATGTCGGGTCTTTCATAAAATCGGGAACTGTGTGTGTAAAATGAAGTTTCCCAACCATTTCTGCTATCTGATGGCGGCGACTCAGTAATCATAAACCTACATTTATATTCTCCTGCGTATACTTGCAAAGGTTCTTTTTCGAGAAAGTTTCCTTTGTATTTTAAGGTTCTAATACCATTACCTGAATTAACCCGTGTTTCAATCAAGTAGTTTTTTCCAGAAACTAAATCTTCTGCTTGAACCAACGTTAGTATTGGATTGATTGGTGGCAAATAGGGGTTTTCCATTTGTATATATTGTATACATTCGTTAGAGATAAACATAAAGACAACCTTCTAAATAAAATCATAACTTTTAGAGACGGTAATGGAAAGTTATCGCATTGACGACGACGATGTGGATATGCATCACTCCGAACAAGAATATTTCAAAAAGTTTGATTGGTTGGCCGATTCGCTCCCTCCGCCCCAGACGCTATTTACAAAAGAGATGATTTTGTCACCGATGATGGAGTATTTGAGACTTCATATGCGTTCAAACGCCGACGATCCAGAACCCAATTTCTTGAAACCCGATTGTACGCGATTGTACTTGTACTACGTCGAATTGGAACAAAATAAGATGCTTTTGCACGCCGCGGTCAAGAAGCCCGTCGACCAGATTCTCCAAGAATGTTCTGCTAAATACGAATTTGCACGTATTCATCCCCCCATTCGTGTGGTCTATATACTGAATGACATCGATGTCTATGACATTGACCGAAACGTCAAACTATTTATGCATATGTTTGGTATGGATGAAACACGAGGCGGATCCTATACAGAGTCGGTTTTGCCAGATTATGTCGTCAAAACGTTGGAACGGGAATTTGCCATTCTCAATATCCAGGATTATATGATTTCGGATATGAATATTGTGTAGTTATTGTGTAATTATTTCTCGAGGTCTAAACCACAGACCTCGAGAACACTATGATTAGGATAGACTTGCTGCTCCAAACGGAACCGCCGTCGTAGAAAAAGGCGATATGGGAAGGGTGGGCGGATTCACCATCGTGCAATTGGATACGGAAAAGTAATTGGCGTCTCGTTGTGTTAAATTGCAAAGAACCGTCGATGACATTCCCGTAGATACAAATTGAGGAATGGGATTGCCCTGATTGTTGAATGCGCTATATCGTACAGTCGCCGACATCTGTATCGAATATACGTATTCACTGCAGGTTTGCAGGCGAAAATTGGTAAAACATATAAGACCCAAGTATCGACTTGCAGAAAAAATGTCGCCGGGGATGTTTAGCAAAAGGTCCATATTTCCCAACAAATTGTTTACGTTGGTTGGTACCGTTGCAATTCGCCGATTGTTATAGGTGATTTGGAATTGAATATTGGTGAGCGATGCTGTAATGGATTGGATATTGGTTCCGTTGTTTTGATTCAATCGGGTCTTGCTTCCAGTGCTGCTTATAAAAATGGGAACACACGTAGTGAAATTGTAGTTTCGGAAATTGGGTGAAAGAATGACTAAATTGGCAATGGGGGTAAATATGGTTCGAATGCCGGCACGTTCGATGGGTCGGGCATCAAATATTTTGGCCTTGAGATTGGGGGGTGGAATGAGTGTCGTTTGTTGTTTTTGGTTTGTATAATTGTATAGAGGTGCATTGGTCGCATTGTTTAATAGAATGACTGGTCCGGGGACATTGGAAGAAGAAGAGGGTGTGAGCCGAGGCGGATCATTGACACAAGCACGGTTGCGCCTTCCAATATTATGCGCTAAGATCCGGAAACGTTCGGTGCGTGTAATAATATTGGCGTTTTTCTTGTATTTCAATATTTCCGCCTTTCTTCTCATATCCAATTGTTGTTTTGTGAAATTCGTGTATGGATTCACAAGTTCCGCGCGATCACGTGTACTGTTTTCCAGAGAAACAAACAATCGTCGTTGTAGACAAGCATTTGAGAGATTCTGTGTTGCCATTTTATTATTATGTTTTGCTTTATACTATGTTCAGACAGAATGTAGACACCCACTACGTTTCTTTATAATGGCGTTCTATGACATTGATGTACGGAAGCCCGCGAAGCGGGCTTCCTATACATAAAAGTAAAAGGATGGGATCATAAGGGGCACCACCTTCAGGTGGAGCCTACGGCGTCTCCACCGTCGGCCGCCCAAAGGGCGGCCAGAACCTTGGTTTCCCTTACCCTTTACTGGTTGTACCACAATCGCGACAAAAAGTAGGGGAATCCAGTTCCATCGGCCGCGGATGAGGCATTGGCAGCACGTGTATTTCGACCCCACGCAACAATGTTGTTGATTTCAAAAATGCTTAAAGCTTTGTCAAAATATCGCAAATCGGCTAGATTACCATTGAATCCACCGTTTTTGCAAATATTCACGTCTTGGTAATTTTGTTTGGGAACGTCTTGCAAAATGTGTCTTCCCACAATGACACCGTTAATGTAGATATCCATCACCTTGTTTTCCATTCGAATAGCACAGTGAAACCACTTTCGAATGGGGAGATCATATACATAAATCGTCTCCACTGGATTGTCTAAGGCCACAGTATTCATTACGATGGCCAATTTCTGGCCCTGTTTTTGAGAACTAGTGTCTAAATAGACCCCCGGACCATTATTCACTGTAGCAATTCCAGTAGCGTCGTTGTATTCACCATTGCCCTTGTTAAAAATGTGTTTGCATTGAGGGACATCATCGTACTTGAAGTCGTTGATATAGAGCCAGATGGTCCAAGTAAATTCGATTCCAGTCATTCGATTGTCGGATCGCAAAATACTCACTGCATTTTTGTTTTTCGGATCTTGGGGTATGATGACTTCCGTCGATCCATTCATTGTGCCATTGATCAAAAAGGGAGAAGAAGCCGCCTTTGTAAAATATCCAATGAGTTTCACCCCTAAATTGAATAAAAAAATGAACACAATTAATACCATCACCAAGAATGAAAACTTGGCAACCAAGCTGTTGGATTCCAAAAAACTGCGTCGGAATTCGTCTAAATAATTAACGGGTGTCGCTTCTTCCGGTTTGGAAAAACTGTCAATACTTTCTTTTACATAACTCGTCGCATTTTCTACAGAATTCGTCACTGTTGAATAAGCGTTTGATATACCTTCACCAATGTTACTAATTGTGCTTGTAACCGCTTCGGGTAGTTGAACCGGTCCGGCTTGCGTATTTTGTACAGGCATATTCATTTTTCAAATATAGATAGTTATATACTATCTAGACAATTCTAGACAATGCTTACCTATACGGTTATCTAGATCATTCGATATAGATAACAAACCCACTTACTAGATCGTGTTTGTGCCTATAGACTCACTGTATAAGACGATTGCTGAACATTGTCTTTGTTAATAGCAAAATTGAGCGTGTATCTGGAAAAGAAGCTGGAAATGACATTTCCATTTCCGCTTAGATAGCTGTCCCACGCTTGCTGAGGCCCAATCGGTCCGTTCCAATTTTGGAAACCGGCCACGTAGGCATCCCATCCTTGACCAAGTACGATGGGGGCGACATTGGGCAATCCAGGAACATTGGGAGAGTTGGTGAGTTTTGTCGAATTCACCATTTTTCCATCTAAATAACAATCGATGATCATTGTATCCGAACTGACAATGACATAAACCCACTTTTGAACGGGGAAATTGTCGGTGATTAGGATCGTTTGGGTCGACAATTTTCCACCATTAAAGCAGGTAATATCACAATACAAATTCGGTTTGTTTGCATCTAAATACAACTGAATGTTGTTGGTTCTGGAAAAAATGGTCTTGTTTGACATTGTATCCCACGTATTCACATAGATCCAGATTCCATAGGCATACTGTGTGGACTGTCCACTATTGATCGTATTTATCGGCGGATTATTACCCATTTTCAAACTGGCCGACTTGGTTATAACCGCCGATTGTTTGACAAAATAAACATATAATAGATAAAGCAATACAATAACGATTATGATCAATACTATGGTGGTTGTATCCATTTTATTTTACTATATAAGAAGATTATATCGTAGATTGGTATTCGCGCATTTTATGGACCTGGAGATTAGACAAAGGGTGTAAATTCTTTGTTGTATTCATAGGCGATTTGTTCCATCGACAACGAATGCTGATAATAAATCACATTGCGAATACCTCCGCGTAAACCGTTGTCTGCACTTACTCGGATATTGTCTAAATCACTATATTTCGGCATCGTATTTGTCATTATAAAACTTCGTTCTAAATGTCCGTTCAAATAAATATCGACCACATTTCGGTTGTAATTGACGACAATGTGGTTCCACTTTTGCATCGGTATGGTGAGGTCATAAAATGTGTTTTGATCATACTGGTATTCCGTGGAGGGTGGATATTTGACGAAATAGAAGATCAATTTGTTGCGTTCGGCCGCTTGGTCTTTGCCATCTCCTCCGCCATAATACCGTATCATTGGTTTCACGTGTTGAATTCCCTTATCGTCTGCATATCCATAACTAAACAGCTCTACTTCCTGATTATTGTTCACGCTAGATGCACTTTTCGGATTCAGGTACAACCACATTGAAAATGCGTAGTTGGTGGCGTAATTTTTCACTGTTCCAGAAATCAGGGTTTGATCGACCTTGTTGAGTTTCAATCGGTCGCTATTGGCGATGATCAATTGACCTTTTTCTAAATAATATGTGTCTTTCAGCAAAACCATTCCATCCTTGGTTCCCAGAGCCGAATCCATCACCTTTGGCAGATAGAGATAAGACAATATGGCGATGATTTCCAGGATGACCAAAATGTAGACTGAATAGGGTGTCATTCGTATATCATTCATTAAATAAGCCCAAGCATCCCAACACATACAGGGAATGTAAAAGATGAATCGCGCAATGAAACCGGGCCATCCGGGCAACCTCTCCAAGTATTGTTTTAGAAAATTGTATACAATGCTCAATCCAATCAATGCAATGATGATTAAAAATATATAGTTTGTGTAATAAACCATTCCATTCGTATTCGCCAAATAAATGTAAAGGTAAACGAGGACTCCAATAAGTCCAAGAATGATACTGATGCTGCCAAATGTCTGTGCTAAATCACTTTGAGTAGATATGTTGAGTACATAGACAAAGAGTATAATCAGCGGAATGGTGATGACGAAGAAATATTTTTGTACATTGTACAGTCCAAGAGGCGAACGTACAACGGTTGTCAAAATGGCACAAATGGCGATGAAAATCAGGGTATAAAAAACATAGGTGTAGATGCATCCTTGATTGTTTTTCCAAAAATTCTTTACGAAATTATCCCAATAAATTTCTACGGCTTTTGAATAATCTGCAATGCTACCACCTTTCTTTTTCATTTTGTTGGGGTTTGTTTCTATAGACTGATTATATTATATAATACTGGGACATTTCGTAAAGGACACAATGGAAAATTGAAAAATATTTTTGGATCCAGTACATAAACCAACAACCCGTCAAAATGAACCAAGAACTCTATTACCGGATTTTTCCGCTCGAACGCGCTAATAAAATCGCAAACCGCGAAAGAAACCAACTTGCAGGTAAGTCCGTGCTAAAGCAACTTGTGATAAAGCGGCTACCTCTGCCCGAAGACATACGGCGACACATTGAAGAGTATTGTTTTACGAATAACCAGAAAAGTTTCATAGCCAAACATAATCGACTGATGAGAAAAATCGTCTATATTATCAAAAACGCGTACTATAGCAGTCGTAAATACGACGAAAACCCGATTCGCTTCGGGTACAACGGATGTCGCCGAGAAATACAGCTGTCTCGAGGTCGTTTGACCCGCAGCAACCTAAACCTATACAAAAGAAATCATTTTATGTGCGAATCGTCCCAACAATCCCATCTGATCGAGCGATCCTACAAGGCAACCAATTGTATGAAGTGTGGACATTTCTTGGGAAAGATGATGGCGCACCATTATCGTGAGTTTGATGATCCACAAAAAGAGCAATTGTGGTATGATGTTTTGCGTAAACAGGGATTAGGGCCGGCGATGACACCCTATCACGATCGATTATGGTGTAAATGCCAGAGAGAAATGGGTCAACCCTGGTGGTGGGGTGCCATTGCAATTGTTCTCTAGGCGGTAAAATCGCCTGGAGAATAGACCTTAAATATAAAACAAAAGATAATGGGTCAGGGTTTTGTGAATACGCGTCAACATCGCAATTTTTTCCTTGTTGTATTCTCGAATACACGCTACACATTCGTCGTAAGATTTCCATTCCAATTTGCTCACTTCCGTTACATCGTAATCGGTTGTTTTGATTGAATCCGCAAAACTCATATACATCAAATAATATTTGTGCTTGTACGACTTGTAATTCGACCCCGTGAATATTTCTTCGTAGGGCAATATGTTTTGCACATTTTTCAAGGATTGATAGGAATACCCCGTCTCCTCTTGAAACTCGCGCATCGCACAATCAAAGTCTTTTTCTTGGTAATTTCGCCGACCTTTGGGAAATCCCCATTCCGTTTCTTCCCAAACGGGAAATTCCATACTTTCTTCGATCAATTGGTTCAAATGGTAAAACTCGCCATTCACGTGGACCCCTTTTTTCAAGATTGCCAAATTTGTACGCGAAGACGTTTCTTCATTCTTGTATTGATTGGAAATGTGTTTGGATCCGAACCACAAATGGTTCCACAAATCATCGAAATCGTGATCCATCAGTCGCGTTTTTTCCTCGGCCGTCATCTGTTTTAGCATATTGAGTATATAATGCTTGTTGGAAACGGAATATTTTCCCCGCATAAAGTCGACATAGCCTAAACTATCTTTGCGCCGGATCATCAGGTACTCCGGCGTGTTTTGGTTCATTCGAAAGACGATGATTCCATTACTGGTAATGGGTATTTTGCATTGAATATACGAATGTCCCGGTTTCCCACAATTATTGCAATAGTTTTCAGAATACATTTTCAGCGATATTGGTTTTTGGTGGTTGTACTTGGATAATTAGAGAATTCATTTTTATACTGTTTGAGATGTCTATCTTTTTGCCATTTTATTTCTCGTAGAACTGCGTTTCCCGCGTTTTTTCGTGTATTTTTTACGACGACGTGATTGGTTCGATTTTTTACGTGACATTTTTCCCTTTATTTTATTCGTTTTTCGTTTTCCACCTTCTTGTTGAACTTGTTCTGGTTGTTCTGACTGTGGAAGTGGTTCTGTAGGTGGAAGTGATTTTGCCTTGAGAGCATTTATGTATTTTTCGGTAACTTCGTTCAGTTTTTCAACAAATATATTAAATCCATCGGTTATATCTTCAAAATTCATATGTTCTGTAACCTTCTTACCTAACTCTTCATAAAAGCTATCATACTTGTCTTTATTGATAGTTAGTATACTTGGTTGAATTGTCGCGTTCAATGTATTCAAACGATCACACCTAATGTCAAAAGCGGTATCCAAATTATTTTTGAAAGTATCTATGAGATATTTAACGTGTGTCGCCGGATTCATTCCATCTACTAATTCACACGTTTTTTCAACCGCGGGAATGACACCACGGTTACTGTAATATAAATCCCAGAAAGATTCTTTACATTTGATCGCCATACGGAAATTGTAAAAATTATCATACAATGCTTTTTGTAACCCCCTCTGAATACTTTCCAATGCAGTAACTGCCTTACTTATTATATTGTTTATTTCGTTTGTAATTTTTTCCTTGGCAATATCATCCACGCCGTGTTTTCCAATGTATCCTTTTGTGTCCTTTAACTCTTCACTCTGTTTAATCGCTTCAGAAATAGAATCGCCTACAAATTTACCTGAACTTATAATAGCACTCAATATTCCTCTTGCTATTTTAAAGCTATCACTCGTTATTTCTCCCACACCTTCGAATGATCTCTCTGCAACATTTTTGGCACCTTCACCTGATATTTTGGTTAAATCAATTGCCAATTTACCAGAAACACTTGTTAATATACCCGCTGTTTCAGAAGCAGGATCGCCTACCAATTTGGTAGCATTGATTCCAAGTTTACCCGCAATATCAGTAGCGTTTATCCCAATTTCTGATGCAAGTTTTGCACCTTCTAGTCCAGTTGTAGTACTCAGTTTTGCAGCGGCTATTCCACTTTCTTTTCCAACTTTGGCAGCTTCTTCTCCTGCTCTAGCAGCAGTTAGAACGGATGCAGATACTGATTCGGCTGTTGCTGCTAAATTATTAGCTGCCTGTTTTAGTGAATCTCCAGCAGCTGCAGACATTATTGGTTATATATCTTATATATATAATCATGGATATTTATCCACGAGACCTAGATAAATAAATCGACTGCCGTAACAAAACGAAGAAAAAACTGTCCATAAAATACAACAACAACAACAACAATGGATCAGGCATTTACAGACCATCTAAAAAACATTGAACTCCCATTTGATTTCAATCCTCGGCGCCCGGAAACCTTTGATCCCGCCGTATGGGGTCCGCATTTTTGGTTTGTTTTGCATACCATAACGCATACCTATCCAGAACATCCAAACACCGTATCCAAACGAAAATACTACGATTTCATCCAAAACATCCCTCTCTTCCTTCCCAATCCGGAAATAAGCAACCGGTTTATTTCGTATTTAGATAAATATCCGGTCTCGCCCTATTTAGCCAATCGCGATTCCTTTATCCGATGGATGCACTTTATTCACAATCGAATCAACTTGGACTTGGGGAAACCCCAATTGACCCTATACGAAGGATTGGACAGTTATTTTGCTCAGTATCGACCAAAACCCGTTTCTATTGCCAAACAATACCATATTCGTAAGGAATATGTCGTGGCCTGTTTCATATTGATCGTGGTCATTCTGATTTTGTATTATGGATACTATGAATGGAAAAAATAGTGTGGTGGAATGCTGAAAACCGGTTTCTTTTGTCGCGATTATATAACGGAGTAGTCTTTTTTATTGTTTTTAATATAATATACTATACAAAATGCGATTTGAAATTCTATTGTTTTTCATCACCGCCGCCGTCGTGGCCAATATTTATACCGAAGGCAAATATTTGAAAAAACTCTTTACTTTTAAAAAATATTATCAAATGGCGGGCGTGGTGTTTGGCGCGTTGGTACTGTACTGGCTGGTCAAAAAAGATCCGAAAAATGCGCGAAACATCTTGGCCACTTCCAATGAATACTTGAAATATATGCCGATTGACAAGAATTCGAGCGCGATGTTGTCCCCCATCTTGGACTTTACCACAAAACATCCTTTTGCGGGAGGGGATCTCGGGGGATCATATGGACAACCGATTTTGCCGATACCCACACCCGAGGAAAAAATGGCGGCTCGAATGCTGGATTCGGGGAAACGGGGGACCAAACGTTCGGTCAGTGAGACCAAGAAGAAATTCGTGGCTTCTCGGCAAAACTGGAAATGCGGGGATTGCCAACAGCAACTCAACGCTTGGTTCGAGGTCGATCACAAGATTCGTTTAGAATATGGGGGTAGTAATCACATTGATAATTTGGTCGCTTTGTGTCGCGAATGTCACGGCAAAAAGACGACGATTGAAAATCTCTAAAAGACGATGTGGTACAAACAAGATGACCAACGAGTGATTTTTTCTCCAGGTTCTTTTGGACCTAGAGAAATCGAAAGGGGTGTTTTTCTATCGTTTTTTATTTGTTCGTTTCTTGTATTTTCGGGTTCTCTTCGTTCTTTTTCTTTTTGTCCTGCCACCATTGTGACCACTGGAACCATTGGGGTAACTGGAACCATTGGGGTAACTGGAACCATTGGGGTAACTGGAACCATTGGAGTAATGGGGGTCTGCATTTTTACGCGAAAAAGGAACACGTTTTGAATCAGGAACATCGCCTGGAATAGAACTAAGTTTTCCTGCCGCTGCTAGTGCCGCTTTCTGTTGCCGTGTCAACATTCCGTGTCCTGACATTATATAATATATGAAAAGAAAACAAATGAGTATCCCGGAGTAGTTACCCGGAGACGATTCGGGTCAAGAATTTATTCACCGTTGTCGGTACACAAAAGAGAATATGTACAATAACTCCAAGAATGAACAAAATGGCTAAAGTGTAGACAAATGGAAATCGGAAATACCAAGAAATGAGAAAGGCGGCCAGGACAGTAATAGCTACATCCAAAATGGCAATGTCAAATATTCGATATTGATGAATTCCCGTCTTTGGTTTTCCGAAAAGGTCTTTGTATTTACAAAATAGAGTCATTTGCACTATATACTATACTCTATCAAATATTATACGCGTTTTCCATACGCATTTGTCGTATTGTTATTTTGTAGAGATATTGTAGAATACACAGATTACAGAACTATGGCGGATGTTGAAAAGAAAAAATATTGTCCGCGAGGTACCCGTAAAAACCGCAAAACGGGTAAATGTGAACCCATCGCATCTTCGTCTCCGGCCAAGGATCCACCAAAAGAACCGTCTCCGGTCGCCGTAGCAGATGAACCGAATACGAACAAACGAAAATATTGTCCGCGAGGTACCCGGAAAAACAAAAAAACGGGTAAATGTGAGCCGGTCAACCCAAAAAATGCAAAAAATGCAAATGCGAAAAATGCATCGAGTCCAATCGCTCCTGTTCCAACCAGTCCATTGATAAGTGCCATTCAATCGACCTTCAAAGCAATCGCTCGGCCCATAATGAAACCGGATGATTCCATTGAAATCAAAACCAAGGGTGATCCGTCCAAACCCAAGGTGAAATCTTCTTCTTTAGAAAAACCTGCCTCACCTGCCCAATCTGCTCTGCCGTCTCTTCCTCGTCTTCCAATCGATAGCTTGGTATTGGCCAAGAAAAAAGCATTACAACTCGAACCTACACCATCTTTAGCACCTTTTTCTGCAAAAGAAACCGCGATGTCCGCCAAGCCTCAAGAAGAAGAGAAACAAGAAGAGGAAGAGGTGGAAGAGGAGGAACCGACCAAGCCTCAAGAAGAAGATGAACCAGAGGAGGGAGAGGTGGAAGAGGAGGAACCGACCAAGCCTCAAGAAGAAGAGAAACAAGAAGAGGAAGAGGAAGAAGAAACCGACCCCGAAGAACTCGTTGAAGAATCCATTCAAAAGAAACCCACGGAACCCGTCTCTCTCCCCAAAAACCCTCCCCCGGTTATCTTGGACAATCTCATTTCCGGAGTCGAGAAAAATTCCAATGCCTATTTGAAACAAAAGGAGAAAATCCAATACGACAACACCGATTCTGTCAAAACCCGCGATTACCTATACCCCCATTTAGATGATCCACACTTTGCCCAAAAAATCGCCGAACGAAAAGAATTCGTCGACACGCGATATTCCATCGAGGGCAAAACGATTTTGCCCATCAAAGAACAAGCCGAAAAAATGTGCAGTGCCGAATTCGAACTGCTTCCCCATCAACATTTCGTCAAACAATTTCTCTCTTTCCAAACCCCCTACAACAGTCTCCTCCTCTACCACGGTCTAGGTTCTGGCAAAACCTGTACAGCGATTGGAATCGCCGAGGAAATGCGCGAGTATGCAAAACGCATCGGTATGAAGCAAAACATCATTGTGGTAGCCGCACCCAATGTCCAAGCCAATTTCAAGATGCAACTTTTCAACGAACGCAACTTGCGCGAGATAGACGGACTCTGGACCATTCAGTCCTGCGTCGGCGACGCCTTTATCCACGAAGTCAATCCCACCCATCTGAAAAACATACCTCGTGATCAAATCGTGAGTCAAGTCAAACACATTATTTCCAGATCTTACAAATTTATGGGGTATATTGAGCTGGCCAATTTCATTTACAAGAATGTCTACGTCGGTCCGGAAACGGGATATTCGGCGGAAGAACGGCGCAAGATGGAAATCCGCAATGTCCGCCGGTTTTTCGACAATAAACTCATCATCATTGACGAGGTCCACAATATTCGATCCACCGCTGAAAATGTCAAAGGCTCGGACATTTCGATGACGGTTGGAAGTATTTCGCCGATGAATGCTCTGATGACCATTGCCAAATATTCCAACCATTTGCGATTCGTTTTGCTCAGTGCGACCCCGATGTACAACACCTACAAAGAAATCATTTGGCTGGTGAATCTGATGAATGTCAATGACAAGCGCGCGACCATCCAAGAAAGCGAAGTGTTTGACAAAAACGGACAGTGGAAGCCGGAAAAGAAGGGTCCCAAGGGCGAAATCTTGGTCGAAGGCGGACGCGAACTTTTGCACCGAAAAATGATCGGGTACGTTTCCTACGTCCGTGGCGAAAATCCGTACACTTTCCCCTACCGCATTTTCCCCACCGATTTCGACGAAAAACACACCTTTCGCGATCTGGCTATGCTCAAACTTCTCACTGGAAACGCCAGCGAACAATACAAGGTACCGACGAAACAGTTCAACGGTAAGAAAATCGACGACCCCCTGCAACACTTGCCCGTTTACGTTAGCGAAATCGGCGAATACCAAGCCAAAGCCTACCAATTGATTATGAATGCGATGCGTCGCGATATTGAAAACGCGATGATGCAAAACCCCCTTGCCTTTGAAGAAATGGATCGGTTCGGATTTCGACGATTGCAAACGCCCCTGGAGGCGCTCAATATGGTCTTTCCCAGCGAAAACTTGGACAAGCGCATTGAGCAAAACAATCTCGATCTTGCCATTCTGGATTCCGAAACGGGAGAGGATGACGATTTGTCCGATTTGTCTGCTAAAAACGTCGACATCGACGATGAAAACAATGAAATCAATGCGGATCCTCGTGCAGTAATGGTGGGAAAACGCGGACTACGCAGTATAATGACGTATACTGGCGACAAACCGGGAATGTATGTACCCGTAAAACATCAATTCCAGTATCGCGAAGGTGTCGTGGAAAAATACGGCCGCATTTTCCGCCCCGATGTCTTGAAAACATACAGCGCCAAACTGTCCAGCATTTGCGAGTCCATCCAGTCCTCCACCGGTATCGTCATCATTTATTCGCAATACATTGATGGTGGAACGGTGCCTGCCGCACTCGCCTTGGAAGAAATGGGTTTTACGAAATACGGAGCGGGCGATTATACCCAGTCTCTCTTTGCTAAACCGCCCACGGAACCGATCGATGCCATCACGATGAAACCGAGGAGTCGAATGCCACCCGGTGCAAGTTTCAAACCCGCCAAATATGTCATTATTACCGGTGATCGCGGATTCTCTCCCAAAAATGCCGAAGAAGTCAAAATCGCATCGGGTGCGGACAATGCTCACGGCGAAATCATCAAAGTCATCATCATTTCCAAGGCGGGGTCGGAGGGTCTCGATTTCAAAAACATTCGCCAAATCCACATCCTCGATCCTTGGTACAATCTGAATCGCATTGAACAGATTATTGGTCGCGGTGTGCGCAACTTGAGCCATTGCGCATTGCCCTTTGAAGAACGCAACGTCGAAATCTATATGCATAGTACGGTTTTGCTGGGGAAACAGGCCGACGAAGAAGCCGCCGATGTCTATGTCTATCGATTGGCCAAGAAAAAGGCCGAACGGATTGGCCAAGTCACACGCCTAATAAAAGAGTCCGCCGTGGACTGTTTGCTCAACATCGGTCAAACCGAAATGACGGTGCAAAAGCTAAACGCCCTCGCCGCGAATCAAAAGATTGAACTCGAACTCTCCACCGGTCGTAAAAAAATCGTCTATCAAATCGGCGACAAACCCCACACCGATATTTGCGATCATATGGACAACTGCCAAACAAAATGTATGCCCGATGTCAAAGTCCGACCGACCATTGTCCAAGATACGTACTCCTTGGACCATTTGCATTCGAGCAATGCGCGTTTGATGCAACGAATCCGGCAGCTTTTCCGCGATCCCGACGATGGCCAACATTTTTACAGATTGTCCGAGATGATTGCCCACATCAATGCAGTCAAACAGTATCCCATTGAACAAATCTACTCGGCACTCAATGCCTTTCTTCAGAACAAGAATGAGGTTTTGCTGGATAAATACGGTCGTCAGGGGAATCTCATCAACAAGAACAAATTGTACGCATTCCAACCGATCGAGATCAATGATGAAAACATTACCGTCTTTGAACGCTCCACGCCGGTGGACTACAAACGAACCACCGTCGGTTTTGAAACCCCCCCCGATTTCGCTACCCGGGCAACAGCGGCCGATAATGGCACCGAAAAAGATCCCACATTGCAGCCCGAGTTACAACCACCCCCACTAGCTGAACATCAATACAAGGAAATAATCGACGGCATTACCAAGAATGTGGCCCGTGCAACGGAAGGTTTGACAGAGGAAGGCCAAGAAAAAGACTGGTATCATCATATGTATACTGTGATTGACCATTTGCAGCTCGTCCATCAAATCGGATTCGGCGAACTGGTCGACTATACGATCCAACACGCAGTGGATGTTTTGCTTCCTCACGAGAAAAAAGTATTGATTTCGCGATTCTATTCCAAGGTGATCGACGAAAGTCGATGGACGGAAGTGGAGCGTGCGATCAAAACTTATATGGATTCTTTGGTGGTTCACGGACAGGGCAACAAAATGGGGATCTTGTTTGCCGAAAAAGATCAATGGAAATTGTACATTCCTTCGCCGAATACACCAGAAGCCGAATGGGTCGAGGCAGACAAAGAAGACATCCGTCCATTCATTATGTCCAAGATCTTGGACAAGACGTTTGCCATTGATCATTCCAAGTGGTCAACAAACGTGGGTTTTGTCAATCTCTTCAAAACGGGCAAAGAAATGGTGTTTCGTATTAAAGATATAAACCAAATGCAAAACAATACCGGATCGCGCATCGACCCTCCCTACCAAATCAAACAGGACAATTTGATTCGTTTGAACAAAATCATCAAAAACAAACCATTGGCAAACCAGAAATATATTGAGTACAACAATAAAAATACCAAGGAGTTTTTAGCCTTGGGCATTTGTGTCATTATTGAAGTCATTTTACGACATTACGAGGCCACGAAAAAAGATAGTTTACACTGGTTTTTCCGACCCGAGATAGCAGCTTACAATCAAGTAGTAAAATATCGCCGTATAGTGTGAACACCCAAACACGATTCATCTTGGTTTGATTCGAAAAATAGATTCGAATAAAACAAACATAGAATACATTATTGAAACAATGTAATGGACACGCAAAACTACGGTTTTCAATTTCACGATATTCAAATCCAAAACAATACCTTTTGCAAAAAGGCCAAGACAGACTCTGGAAAAACCAAGATTCAGAATGAAACCTTGTTCTACTTGTACCTTCTCCAGACATCCATCCCCTTTCCAATGCCCAAACTCTTGCGCTATTCCGCCGACGAAATCGTACTCGAGTATATACCCTCCTCCGTTTTAACCAATGAGATCACCGATGAAAACCAAGACATATATTTGTCCAAGATTTTCAATCATTTGTCCACGATTCATTCCATTCGATTACCCATTTCATCGGACATATTGCAACGCGATCTCTATATTGAAATTTGCCAAAAACCCTTGGACCGATTCAATGAATATGACTGGTCCACCGACCCCCTTTATACTTCTATCCATTCCGTTAACCACGTTCCTATTCGCAATATTCATCATTATATAGCAAAACTCCATTCTCGTTTGCGCGATCTTTTGCAAAATCGCCAAGAGTACCAATTGATCCACGGGGATACCCATTTGGGAAATATCTTGGTCAACAATGACGACCAAGATTTATATTTCATTGATCCGCGTGGCAAGTTCGGCGATACTCTACTGTTTGGACTCTGCGAATACGATTATGCCAAACTAATGTTTGGACTTTCAGGATACAGCCGGTATGACCAAATGGTGGTTGAATCGGTCAATATCAAAGAAAACAATCTACAGATTGATTTCATCGAAACATATGAAACCGTGTTTTCCCAGGAACATAGGCCATTATTTGATCCCATTACACGCTACCTGTGTTTGTCCATTTGGCTGGCTAATAATAGCTGTTTTACAGATATCCACAAAAAACTGACGAGTCTAATGATCGCCTATTATTATTGCGAAAAGTATGCGTAGTCGTCGAAAAGATAGCAATCGTTTTTCTGAAAAACCGCGTCATTGTTGTAAATGTAAATCAAATCGGTATGCTGTTTTAATGCGCGGTATCCAACCATCGAATCTTCCACACCAATCATATAGGGTTCTCCACGTTGATACTTATGTTTTGCTAGGGCATAGGGTTCGCCGTGAGGTTTGGGAAATGTAGAATCGTCGCGATAAATCCATTGGTTGACTCGATTGAGTAATGGCAATTTTTCACGGAAAATATCGACTGTAGATCGGGTAGTATTGGTGACTATGCAAAAGTTCCATTCTTGGTCGATCAAACGTTGTAAAAAGAGTTCACTGTTTTTTGTAAACCCAATCGTTTCATATTGCAAGAGTTTCTGTTTTTCTCTTTTTATAGCAGCGACAACGGATGCATCTCCGGCAAACCGGGAAAGCAGGAAATTGTCAATATGATCAAACATTGTGTAATGCGTCCATTCCTCAAACGTTAGAAAGGTGTCGCCCCGGTTTGCAAAAGCATTCGTATAGGCATTGAAATGCGTGCGCGAAGTCTCTATCAATGTTCCATCTAAATCTAAACAAAGAAACAATTGGGATCGATTGTCCAAGATCATTTTCGGATGTCTGTATTTAGCAAAACATTCCTCGATGGAATCTTGGAAATTCGTAAATGAAAATGTGGAAATGGCATACTGTTCATCGGCCAATTGCGTGTCAAAGGGTCGAGGTGCGAGACCTTCGCTCTTGGCCGTGTTTGGCAAAATATGATCGATTGAATAATCCAAGATTTTGCCAATGATTTGGGCAATCTCGTACTTGGTGAATTGATGATTTGGATAATGGTAAAAATGGTATATACCGACATAATTGTGGCGTATACAATGATGAAGAAAGGCGCATAAATCGCGGATGTACAATGGTCGGCGAATACAGTAGTGATCTTCTTTGCGCTGAATATGGATTCGCCGATCCATCACATTTTTGCCGATGAGTCCAATCGCATTGTCGTGGATTTTACTCAGGGGCGAATACAAAACGGGGGTTCGCACAATACACGCATTCGGATCATTGGCAAATACGCGATATTCTGAAATCAGTTTGGATATGCCATAGTTTTGCAATGGATTTTTCCGACTCAATGGATAGTTTGGCTGGGTTGAACCGTCAAAGACATAGTCCGTGGACAAATGGATAAATTTCACACCGTTTTTCTGACAAATGTAAGACGCTAAATGAACTGAGTCAATATTGGTCTGTTTGATTTCGTTCCATTTGTTTTCACATACATCGGTCAATCGTTCGACGACGCAAAATACACACGACGTAATTGAATGTTCCTCCAGAAATGTGGCGAAATCGGCTGCGTTGGAAAAGTCCAAGAAAAACAGATTGGGTCGGTCGATTTTGTTTCGATAATACGTTCCAACAAAAGGGATGTTTTGCTGATCCAAATAATGGGAAAATTCTCGACCAACCAGTCCGGAAGCTCCGCAAATGAGTATCATTGATACGCGGTCTCTATAAAACCAATAGAATACTACAACACGGATTGTTTATCTTCCTTGTTGTACAATAGATATTCATATTACATCTTATCTATATAATATCTCAAATTTTGCATATTGGGTCGTTTTTCTATTTCGTGACGCACCGTACCTATAAATTTGATAAAGGGTAAATCGTAAAACTTTTTGCACTTTTCCTTGTCTAGCAACTCATCCACGGCTTTTACGTGATCATTGTTGTTTTCTTTCATCCAAAAGCGAAAGGGTCCCTCCTTTGCAGAGAAACAACACAATTTGTATTTGCCTTTGTTTTTTTGCAAAATGACTTGTGCAGAGCAATGCATTGTAAGATATGTTTGCATATCATCACCGATATGTGATATATCGGTACCATTTTGTTTGATATTTTCTAAATACAAATCCACCGTGTTAAAATGGTTTATGCGTAAAAATTCGTCTTTCCAATCTTTGATAAACGGTGATCCGGGTATGGCAGCAATGAACCAATTTTCAATCACCGGACTATCGTTATCTACCCCTTTTTCATTCTTGAAAACTATGTAATAACATATACATTCGCATTTGGTATGATTTTGTATAGAATTGATCCAGCGAAAGGATTGATTGCATACAGTGGATGAGTCTATCCAGATTCCTCCATACTTTTCCAGTATACATAATCGTACAAAATCGGAAAAACGTGCAGGTGAATCCTTGGATCTGGGCATTGCGCCAAAATCAATATCTGGTAAATACGTTTTCAATGTTTGATTGTTCAAAATGACAATTTCATAATCAGGATTGTATTTTTTCCAAGAATCCGTACAGATTTTTACAATTTCAGGTATTTGAATGGAATCCCAATAACACCATATCTTATTCGGAATTTGACTCGTTTTATCTTTGTTTCCAAAATACAATTCGTCGGGTGTCTCTTTGATGGTAATCATCGTTTCAATGTAACCGAACATAACAAACAGATATTGAAGAATCAATGTGAATAAAAGAATCAAAACCAATACCCATTGTAAAGAGTACGAATATTTTTTTTTCATTTATATACTTAGATACTTAGATATTTACATTTTTTCCGTTATTTTCTGAATAATCTTTGTCGTACTTTTCCCTTGGACAAAGTCGATCAAATGAATGTTTTTCAAACAGGGATGTTTGGCTCGAATTTGATCCTTTGTATAATCGGTTCCTTTGAACCACGTTTCCGGCTGAACAATATTCATTATATTGTCCAGTTCGCTTTCCAATACGTCATCTGTTTCATCATATAAAATAATATAATCAATACACTCCAAATGCATCAATAAATGAACGCGGTCGTTGACCTGGTTAATTGGACGCACATTTCCTTTCAACCGTTTGATTTGTTCATCCGAACTTAGACAAACATACAACTGGTTGCACAATTTGGCCGATTTTTTCAAATTGGTAATGTGTCCTTGGTGCAATATATCAAAACATCCACTGGTCAATCCAATATTGGGCGATCGGTAGAATTGGAGATGATCGGACAAATGGGATTTGGAATAGATGATCTTTTTCAAATAAGATTGGTTGACATTGGATAGACATAAAACATCGACGGTGTTTGTTAATAACGAAAAAGATTGCGTCAAGTCCAAGAAGGATCCGGCGGATAATTTACAACCATTGGAATAGAGTTGTCCTTTTAATAGCAAAACACGATCATATGCTTTCAAGGATTCAATGTTTTGTGTTTGCAAAACCGTAATCTTGGTATCGCCAATTTCGTACATATTTTCCTCGGAAAAATGCATAATCATTTCATTCAATCGTGGTGATCTTTCGGAAACGGATGTTTCGTACGAGTTTTTGTCGCGGTTGTAAATGTCGCGAATACGCAGTAAGTCATTTTTATCCGTGTATTCCACATTTTCAGTGTAAACCTCAATTTCCATCAAGATTCCATCATCTAAAAAGGAATGGATTCCGTGGAAGGCAGTTCGTGGAACATAGATCTGTTCAAACAAATGCAGAATTCGAAACTGATTGTACAAATTGATTTTGAAACATCCTACAAGGGGGGTCAAAATCGTGTCTTTTTTATAATGACAATGCAGCGATGTTTCTTGGTCGCGGTTTACGTGCAAAATCCAGATTCCAATTTCTTTACTCTGATAAGCCAAATATTCCTTTCCCCACGGCTTGTCATTGACTTTGTCAAAATAATGGATGTAGTTTGAATTATCTCTTTTACTGATTGTTGTATGGAGACAGATCTCCTTTTCTTCCGGTAGAGGATGAATAAACTCCATTTTGTATTCGTTGCAGAATAATAATATCATCAATATACGCATTTCAACGCAACGCCGTTATCCAGTCTTCAAACCGATGAATTGGGTTTTTGTTTGCTCCATAAAATCGGTTCAATGTATTGTTTAGTTTGTATTCGAAAGGATGATATTGATCAACCGCCAGTATTTGTCCCGGTTTGATTTCATCTATTTTATGCAGAAATGTCCAAGACCCACCAGTAATCAATATAACAATATGTTTACATTGTATGGCGATTTCCCATAAATCGAGTAAATTCTCACAACTTGGTCTTGGATAAATGTGGAAATCCTTGTCCGCAAAATAAATATTGGGAAGATTGTCTAAATCTGGATGATGGCTAGATACAATGATAGTATAAGTTTTGCTTAGAGATCGGATTGTTTTATGAAGTTGATCCACAGCATAATATCCTTTATTTCTAGATAAAGAACGAGGAACGTAATTGAATACAAATATAGCGTCGTTTAAAGCGAGATTGTCTGTCTGAATATGTCTGATGTTAAAGGTACTTTGACGAACATTTTCTAACAATTCTCTTGGAGAATTCAAGTGAAATTGCAATCCGAACCCATATTTGTTATTTATAAAAGGAATCATTTGTCGGTAGGCAAAAATAGCGTGATCTAGATTGAAATCTTCGTGTTTCAAAAATTCAGATTGACACCAGACATTTAAAAAGAAAATATCTCGATTTCGATAGGGTATCATTTTACCTCCGGCTCCATTCATATCGTGTTCTTTCAACAAATTGAGAATTTCGCTATTCAATTTGTTTTCAGGTGCTTCACCATTTTTATAAACTTCGGTGTATTCATTTTCCAAAGGCTCGAGTCTTCGAATATTTGGCGTATTCTGGAAAAAAATATCGCCATTGATGGAATAATACAAAAATTGTTTGTCCGGGTTTTGTCTGCAAATCAAATTGACGAAAAAAGATGCAAAATATGTATCTCCCATATGCCACGTATTATAAAAACAAAGCTCCATTTTGCGTATAATGTATGAATATACCCTGTTTTGTGAATTTATACGAAACCTCTGGTTTTACACCGATGAACATTTGAAATGGGACAGACAAATTGATTTATGGTTGATATTTTGACCACAAAATTGATTCCAACACAGGAACCCATTTGGTAAACAATATAAAATCTGGTCAATTATATATTGTTAATAGAACCACAAAATGTCCGTTGATGCACCACTTGAATTGACATATGAAGGTGGAGTTGCGGTTCAAAATACCGAGCGCAAGTTATACGGTGTGTATATGAAGTCGATCTTGGAAACCAAGGTCGTTTTGGCCATTACCGAAATCGGCAAAACCCTCAAACAAAATTTAGAAGCAAAGATTGTCAAGAAAATTTCGGGAAAGTGTATCAATGAGGGATACATTCAGCCCAAATCCATCCATATCATCAAATATTCTGCCGGCGTCGTTTCCAACAATTATGTCGAGTTTTGTGTTTTGTTTGATTGTATGTGCTGCCTACCCGTCGAGGGAATGGAAATCGAATGCAAATGCAAGACCATTACCAAAGCCGGTATTCACGCACAAGTCATTGATGGAGACGGAAATATTCCAGTGACAGTCTTTGTTGCCCGTGATCATCACCATTTGGACAATCGGTTCAATGCGATCAAAGAAGACGCGACGATTCGTGTCCGTGTGATTGGGGTTCGTTATGAACTCAATGATCCATACATTTGCGTCATTGCAAAATGGATTGAACCCGCTGATGCCCATTCTAAACCACCCATCAAAATACACAAATAAAGCGATATAAACCGATTTGTCTTAAACCAGACATAGAGAACATCCATTGTGAAAATGGACAAGATTGCTGTTTTGGAGAACATAAAGACGCGGATTGAACAAATGAACAAGCCCCATCAAATCGAAATTTTGAAAATACTCAATCATTATCCTTCGGTCAAACTCAATGAAAACAAGAGCGGGATTTTTGTGAATTTGTCTTTTTTGCCCGATGATGCTCTGGAGAGTGTGCAAAAGTACTTGGATTATGTCAAAGTCCAAGAGCAATCACTGGATACGATGGAGAACCAAAAACAGACATTTAAGAATACGTTTTTTACAGAACGCGAAAATGCATTTGCGTGATTGATTTCTACAATTTCTACAAATTATAAGTTATCCACGAAAAGAGATTAAAGATATCCGCTGCATATTATGCAGCGAAAATGACAAATCATATTTCATATTTGAACCAAATTTTTTATAAGTATAAGAAATTTGAGAAAGAAGACGCTGTACAGCTGGAAAACTGGATGTTGACCCCGAAGTGGATGGATCGAACCAAACTTCCTAAATATGGCAAAACCGTTTGGATCCGAATTTCCAAAAATCCCCAAAAAACAGAATCGACGGAAAAATGCCTAAAATCCCCGGATCCTTGGAAGGACGAATCAAAAAGGGAGGTTTTACAAAATCTCCAAAAAACAGAATCGACGGAAAAATGCCTAAAATCCCCGGATCCCCGGAAGGACGAATCAAAAAGGGAGGTTTTACAAAATCCCCAAAAAACAGAATCGACGGAAAAATGCCTAAAATCCCCGGATTCCTGGAAGGACGAATCAAAAAGGGAGGTTTTACAAAATCTCCAAAAAACAGAATCGACGGAAAAATGCCTAAAATCCCCGGATCCTTGGAAGGACGAATCAAAAAGGGAGGTTTTACAAAATCCAAAAAAAACAGAATCGACGGAAAAACGTCGAAAAGAGGTTCCCCGAGGGGACCCCCACCGATTCCTCTCCAAAAAACAAGATACGTTATTTTGGGCAATCTATGTGGCAAAATATGGCGAGGCGGAATATCAGCAGATTGGAAACAAGTACAAAAACGTCGAGATTGCCGAAAAAATGAAACTGGTTCAGTATATGAGTCAATCGAAATCCATCATTCAAAAAACGGCACTCGATCTTGGTAAGAAAATACCGTCTACCAAAATGCAAGAAATTCAGGCCGATTTTATGGTGAACAAACAGACGTCGTATTTTACCTTTTGGATAATGTGTATGTATTACAAGATCAACGCCGTGGTTTTCAAGAAGCATACTTATATGAAAATGTATACAGTGGCCGATCCCGAGGCCGATCAAATTCACGTGTTTTTTGAAGAAAAACAGGGATATGTTTCGCTAGATGAACGCCAGTTTTCGAGGGAAACCCTGGAAGAAATGTTCAATGCCCGGATTTATGTGGACCATACGACAGACAAGATATTCAAGTCCGCGAGTGCCTATTCCATCGAAGAATTGCACGATTTTGCCAACAAATTGGGCATCACCCAAAAAATCACTGATCAGTATCGAAAACCGAGTAAAAATGATTGGATGCGCGAAGTTTTGCTTTTTATGGCATCTGTCTAACAGAGAATGTCTTACCCGAGGAGACACCACCTAGACACTAGAAAAGTTGAAAATAATATATGAAGATATCCTATATTATTTATAAAACAATGAAATCATCATCTCTCTCGGAAAAATCGGCGGCCGAAAAGGTCCCACGCAAATATTTGCCACATTCGCCCGACTTCCCGCCCCTCGATTCCCCATTGATGGTCCCCAAATATTTGCCGAAATCGCCCGACTTCCCACCCCCCGATTCCCCATTGATGGTCCCCAAATATTTGCCGAAATCACCCGACTTCCCGCCCCCCGATTCCGCACAATCGGAGAAACGCTCACCCAATTCCAAGAGCGATTTTGATACAATGGTAGAGTTTTATTTAGCCAACCATCCCTATGTGTACGGTCCGAACGGCGTCAGTGAACTCGAGGTTCGGTTTGGAACGAATCCGAAAAATATGCAACCCATTTCCAAAATCGATTACGACAATGTGGTCCAACAGTTCAAATCGGCGGGATTCACCACACCGGATAACAATGGAATCAATATTTTGCGCATTCGAAATGAGTATATGCATCCGACAAAACATCGGCCTGTGATTTCCAATATTCGCGCCGAAATCGTCGGCGTAGATTTGGTAAAAAAATATTGCGAAAGCAATGATCTGCAAAAGGTCTTGCATTTGTCGTCCAGTATGTCCGCGGCGAGGGAGAAGATCAAATTCACACAGAAGATGGCTCCAATGGTCGGACCCAAAGACGCGCAAAAGCCACTTCGCCCCGTCGATTTCCCCGATTTCAATTTCCGATTGTCCTACCAATACGAGAAAGACTATTCGGCACAATCGAACAAATCCAAGGAAATCATTCAACACTGGGCCGACCAAAAGAAGGATTTTCGATATATTAACCGTCTGCGTTGGTCGCACCCCGATTATCCCGTCTTCTTGGATGTCAGTGTCGTCAAGTCCTCGCCGAGATTCAAAAACGTTCCCATCACCCACTACACCGTCCAACAGGCCAATCTCTTTCAAAACACGGAAACTTACGAGATTGAGCTGGAGATCGACAACAAACGGGTCGGACCGGGAACACCGTTTGACAAACCCGGACCCTTGGCCGAAGCCATTCGCAAATGCATCCGCATCGTCTTGTCCGGACTCCAGGGAACGAATTATCCGATTTCGTTGCAAGAGAAAAACAAGGTTTTGCTTTCCTATTTGGACGTCATTTACGGCTCGGAATACGCGATATCAATGGGCGATAAATTGTTTGGCGATGACTGGAAGGAGAGAAATCGGGCCAAGAACAAGCTCGGCAGACATTTCATCGGTCCGTCGTCCTACACACTGCAACTGAAAAACATTCAACCGGTGGACGACAAAACCCCCCACAATCAAGTTCCCAACATTCGCAATCAGTACACGGTGACCGACAAGGCCGACGGTGAACGCAAACTTTTGTATATTGCAGGCAATGGGCGCATCTATATGATCGACATCAATATGAATGTCATCTTCACTGGAACAATGACGCGAAACCAAGATGCATTCAATAGTATCTTGGACGGAGAACATATCAAGTACGACAAAAAAGGCGCCTTTCTCAATCAATATGCGGCATTCGATCTCTATTTTGCCAAGGGTGAGAGTAAGCGCGAATTGGCGTTTGCCAAGACCGATGCTTCCGAAGAAGACAACAAGTACCGTTTGTCTCTCTTGCAACAATTTATCCAAAACTTGGCTTCGATTTCGATCTTGGATGCCGACGCGGGAAACAGCAATCCCAAGGCAGCCGCTGATACCAAAGGAAAACACGCGTGTCCGATTTCCATCGTGTGCAAACACTTTTGGGTCGATATTGAGGGGAATATTTTCCAGCATTGCGCGTCGATTCTATCGCAGGTTCACGACGGGACCTATCCCTACAATACGGACGGTCTGATTTTCACACCGGCAAATACGGGTGTGGGCAGTGATAAGGTCGGGTCCTCTGCACCCCTCGATCGCAAATGCACTTGGAACGCGTCGTTCAAGTGGAAGCCCGCCGAATACAACACGATTGATTTCTTGGTTTCGACCAAGAAGGACAAGACGGGCAAGGACGAGATTCACCATATTTTCCAAGAGGGGACCAATTTGGCATCCAGTCAAAACATCATTACCTACAAGGTCTTGGAACTCAAGTGTGGGTTTAACAAAAAGGAACACATGTACTTGAATCCCCTCTTGTCAATGATCAATAATACGCTCCCTACACCGGGCGATATCAACAACGAAATGAACTATGAACCGATCAATTTCCAGCCGACGAATCCCTTTGATCCCAAGGCTTATCTGTGTAATATGGTTTTGCAAAACAGCGGAACCAATGGAATGGCGTTGATCACCGAAGAGGGCGAGTATTTCGAACAGGATATGATTGTCGAGTTTCGATATGATGTGTCCAAGGAAGACGGATGGCGTTGGATCCCCCTGCGTGTACGCTATGACAAAACCAACGATTTGCGCAACGGGGGGCGAAATTACGGCAATGCATATCACGTGGCCAACAACAACTGGCACTCGATACACAATCCAATCACGGAAACGATGATCACCAAGGGCGAGGGGATAAGCAGTGTGGTGGAAGACACCAATATTTACTACAATCGTTCGAGCAAGACCAATACCAAACCATTGCGCGATTTCCACAACCTGTTTGTCAAACGTCACTTGATATTGGGGACGTGCAATCGCGACAATTTACTGATTGATTTTGCGATGGGCAAGGGAGGCGATTTGCCGAAATGGATCGCGGCACGTTTGGCCTTTGTCTTTGGTATCGATATTTCGACGGACAACATTGAGAATACATTGGACGGTGCGTGTGCGCGATATTTGAACGCGCGAAAAGACAGTGGAAAAATACCGGAAGCGCTCTTTGTCCAGGGAAACAGCGTGCTCAACATACGATCAGGAAAGGCATTTACTGGCGAAAAATACAAACAGATTTCGCGCGCGGTGTTTGGCCAAGGTGCGAAAGACAAGACGGAATTGGGCGAGGGAGTGTATAAACAGTATGGTGTGGGTGAAGAGGGGTTTCACGTGAGTTCGTGCCAGTTCGCCCTGCACTATTTCTTTGAAAATGAAACGACGATGCATTCGTTTCTGCGCAACGTTTCGGAATGCACGCGATTGAACGGGTATTTCATTGGAACGTGTTACGATGGTCAAACTGTGTTTAATGCACTGCGTAAGATCAATCCGGATGATAGTTTTACGGTGATGCGGGATGGCGAAAAATTGTGCGAAATCACAAAGAAATATGACAAGACGGGATTCCCCGAGGACGAGTTGTCCTTGGGATATGCCATTGATGTTTTCCAAGAAAGTATCAATACGGTTCAGCGAGAATATTTAGTGCATTTTCCCTATTTGATTCGTGTTTTGGAGAATTATGGGTTTCAACTGGTGACCACGGAAGAAGCCGTCGGTTTGGGATTGCCCAATGGATCGGGAATGTTTGAAGAACTGTACAATGCGATGGTAGCCGAGGTGGCACGCGATAAACGATCGGCGTCGAATTACGGACAGGCCGCAATGATGACGTCGGAAGAAAAGAAGATTTCCTTTTGGAATCGGTATTTCGTCTTCCGCAAGGTGCGCAATGTGAATGAAGAAAAGGTGATGAAGATAATGATGAAGAATCTGGCAGAGGTGGAGGAAGACCAAGAGCTGGAAAAGACGGTGGACACGAAACCGGTCATTCGAAAAATCCGTGGAGTCAAACGGAAAATTGTCATTCAACCAGCGACTGTACCTACTACAGAAGAAGGTGAACCAGAAGGAAAAGATGAGATCAAATACATCTCGAAGACGACCATTTCGATTCCAAAAAAGAAATAGTCTAGATTCTTTCGACCGGCACAAATAAAAAATGGCACCCCATTTTATTGATATATAATTCCATACACGTATTCGTTTTCATAGGGGCATTTTGTTCCACAAAGAGTATCGATCCAATATTCACCATAATTGTAATTTCTGTATTTGTGGTGTAGAATATGATGATTTCCAATGAGCCATACGCATCGATTGTCGTGACGCATCAAACCACGTACTGCGATGAATACATAGGCAATCAACAATGACTTTAGTGAAAATCCCGGAAAAAAACAGGGCACAAAGATTCCCACCGGTTGTACAATGTGTTCAATCAAATGCGAAACATTGGTATCCTGCCACGTCAGTTGGTCGTGTTGTTTCAAATGATGCAATTTGTGTATAAAATAAACATTGGGGGAGTGTAATATCAGGTGCGAAAGGTAAAACCAGACATCATAGCAGATAATGTGCAATAGAGTTCCCAGCATTTATTTATTGTATACTACGTATATAGTATATAGTATATACTATATTCTTTTCGTGGATAAATATACTTATCCACTCCATCCACAATAAAATCTAAACAAAATGTATAAAAATGGCCTTTTCGTTTGATAAAATGTGCCTTCCGGCCAAGATTAATTTAGCTCTTTCCGCGATTCACCTATTGACAATGGTTTATATGCGCTATCGCCTTTTCAGCATTATGGTGAGTTTGATATTCGTCGCCTTTTGGACTTGGATCTTGACCGTTCTTTGCGATTCCGGATACACTACTGTTTCGTGGGTTTTAGTGGCGGGTCCTTTTGTTCTTGGATTGTTGATTTTTGCAATTGCTCTAGAGACAGTGGCTTTAGGTAAAAAACACCGATAAGGTGACAAAGAGATTATTGTATAACAATATTGTATAACAATATTGTATAGAATTTAGAATGGCATCTTCGTTTTCGCTTTCCAAATTATGTCTTCCCGCAAAAATCAACTTGGGACTATCCATACTTTATCTACTTGTAATCCTCTATTTGGTCTATTATAAACAGACATCCATATTTACCGTGTTTATGCAAATACTCTACACCTTGTTTTGGACGTGGGTATTATCTTCTCTCTGTAATTCTGGATACAAAACAGTCGCTTGGGTATTGGTTGTTATTCCCTTTGTTGTATTGGTGTTGTTCTTTTCGTTGATCATTTCTTATATTAGCATTGATTCACCATCGACCAAGTCATCACCAAATACTTCACCCAGTCAGGCGTTATTCAAGTTTATGGATAAATTTAGCTACAAAAAACTGACAGAAAATTGAATGTTTATCCTTTTGTGCAAAAAGCATAAACACAATCATCTTTATCAATCAACCCCAAAATCAAAATCAAAATCAACCCCCTGAAAAATGGATCTGCGTCAAACCAAACTCACCAAGGCGGAATGGATCAATGTGGAAATTCCCGTGATCGATGAAGAAAAACGCATCTTGCAACTCATCATCGACGGATACCACAATGTCAATATTCATCGCAATGACACTCTATCCCTCATCCAAGTAATGAAACTGGAATCCACCCCGGAGATGGAACAGCAACTCTACAAACAATATTTCGAGAAAAAAATCCAAGACATCCGTACCCGATATCAAAAACAGTTTCAAAAAATCCACGCGACCGATCCATTGGAAACCGCAAAACCCGGCAAAACCAAACCCCTCAAAACCAAGGACCTCATTCGGATGCAGAGTATGGACAGCAAGATCGATTCCCAACGTCCCTATATTTTCGAATTCGTTCTCTTGGACTTTGTCCAAGAAATGTTCGACGCCTATGCCAAGGGGTCTTCGCGGTATGCGTTTTATCTATACACCCTATTGCAACTCAAAAAATCGACGATTTTGCACATCCATCCGACCGTCCATTCATTCGTCTATTCCGCCGTAAACGCGATGGCCCAATATGTGGAAATGAAGGATGTTTTGCGGCAATCCTACGAGTTCATCGAGAAAAATCCCCATTTGTTGAAATACGAAGATCGGACCCTCTATCAACACCAGAAACAATTGTTTAGCTTATTTAGACAAAATCCGATTCAACCCCAATTGGTATTATACACCGCACCTACCGGCACTGGAAAAACACTGAGCCCACTCGGATTATCGGAAGGCCATCGGATCATCTTCATTTGTGCAGCCAGACACGTAGGCCTGGCATTGGCCAAGTCGGCGGTATCCGTCGGAAAACGCATCGCCGTTGCGTTTGGATGCGAAACCGCCTCCGATGTGCGTCTCCACTATTTTGCAGCCGCCGACTACCAGCGCAACAAACGCACTGGTGGAATCGGCAGGGTGGACAACAGCAATGGCTGCAAAGTCCAGCTGATGATTTGCGACGTGCAATCCTATTTGGTGGCGATGCATTATATGCTGGCATTCAGTCCGCGCGACGAAGAAGCCGATGCCGTGGCGGTGGCAAATGAACAACCCTTGCCCCCCGCTTCCGACGCCGACTTGATCACCTATTGGGACGAACCGACGATTTCAATGGATTATACCGAACATCCACTGCACGAAAAAATCCAGGAGAACTGGAAACAGAACCTCATTTCCAAGGTGGTCTTGTCGTGTGCCACCTTGCCCACAGAAGACGAGATCAATGATGTTTTGCAAGATTTCCGCTGCCGGTTTGACGGCACCACCATTCACACGATTACCAGTTACGATTGCCGAAAATCGATTTCCCTCTTGAATAAATCGGGCAATGTAGTGATCCCCCATCTACTCTATCGCGAGTATGATGTTTTGCAAAAATGCGTGCAATACTGCCAAGAAAACAAAACCCTGCTTCGCTACTTTGACTTGTCCGAAATTGTCCGATTCATTGAAATCCTACAGAATTTGCCGGAAAGCATTCCGGAGGAATATAGCGCGGCAAACTATTTCGCCGATGGGATTGGATCGATCACGATGAATCAGCTAAAGTTATACTATTTGGAACTCTTGTCACGCGTCAATCCGGCAATGTGGGAATCCATTTTCGACGAGTTGGCGAGTACCCAACAGCCCAAGTTTGCGAAAAAGACGATTTCCAAGATGCGGAGTATGAACGCGACTACGAGTTCCACCATCGCGGGGGGGAATTTGGTCCGATCACAAAGTATGTGTCATACACCAATACAACCTCAAGATACCAAGACTACGCCCCCCGCTTCTTATACCGCGGCATCCACGGGGATTTTACTGACGACTGAAGATGCACATACATTGACCGATGGCCCGACGATTTTCCTTTGCGACGATGTGGAAAAAATAGGCAAGTTTTACATTCAACAGTCGAAGATTCCCGACCGCGTCTTTCAATTGGTATCGGACAAGATTCTGCAAAACAGCTCTGTTCAAGAGAAAATGGATGAACTCGGTCGACTGATCGACGACAAGAAAAATGCGTCGACCAACAAGGAACAGACGAACATTGACGAAAAAGACCAGAAAAATATGAAAAAACGCGGTGGAAAATCGGAAAGGGCGGACAAGGAACCGATGAATGGCGAACTGGCCTATCTGACCGATCAGGTCGACCATCTACGATCCCAAATCCGTATGGTTGTCTTGGACAATGCCTATATTCCAAACACCATACAACATCAAACATTGTGGGTTTCGCAAAACGAAGACCAACTGGTGAAGAATGCCTTTGTTCCAACAGTAGACGAAGAAAGTGTGCGCGATATTATGTCGCTCGATGTCACCAATGAAATGAAGCTTTTGCTCTTAATCGGAATCGGAATGTTCAAGAACCACGACGCCGTTCATCCTCGATATATGGAAATAATGAAACGTTTGGCTTACAACCAACAATTGTTCTTGATCTTGGCCTCTTCGGACTATATTTACGGAACGAATTACCAGTTTTGCCACGGATTGATTGGCAAAGACTTGACCAATATGACACAGCAAAAGACGATTCAGGCAATGGGACGCATCGGGCGAAATGCGATGCAACAGGAATACAGTGTGCGATTTCGCGAAGACGAAATGCTCTTGCAATTGTTTCAAAAGCCCGCGCAAAACCGCGAGGCGGAAACAATGTGCCGATTGTTTTCCTCGGATTCGTAGACATCAAACCCAGCGATTTGATGTCTAAATGTTCAAGGGTGTATAATTGTAAAAACTACATTGGTTTGTGTAGAATCTTGCGCCAACTATGCATACGTTCCAGCGCCTTGTTTTTCAGAACGACGTGTCTGACTTTGGAAAAATCACTGATGAGTAGGCCATCCTCTTCGTGACGAAAGACGCGATTATGAAACAATTCAAATGCCTCTTCATAGGCGGTGTGTATATCATTGTTTTTGCAATGGAGATTGTAAACGATACATCGATCAAAATCATACGCAGTGAGCAGGTCGGCTTCTCTGACAATATTGTAGGCGTTTTGAAATTGGCCTAAATGAGGAAATCCCTCTTTTTTTACTTTGGAATATGACATCGTGGAAATGATTTGTTCGACGATGTTGATCTCATTGGGAAGGAGTTTGTCGTGCAAAAAAGCCTCAATTTCGTGAATTCCCTCGGTAACATCCATATACTTTTTGTCGCACATATCGTGCAGCGCTGCCGAAACATAGATGATTTTATCGTGGGACTTGATGCGTGGATTCAAGACGGATTCGTATTCAAATAATTCATTGGCATAATGCAAAACATTGATACTGTGGGTCAATCCGTGTGATTCGTCGATATTGAACTTTTTCGAGGTCATCAAGACAAAGTAAAGGAGTTGATTGATGAGGTTCATTGGATCGAGGAGGAATCGGTTTTTCTTTCTTTCAATGACCAACTAAATAAACTGTAGAAATATCTTTGAATCCTTTTCCAAGAATTGTGTGGCTTTATATATATGATGAACTCTTATACATTTCCATTCAATAGTTGTGAAATTCCGCAAACGGACGGTATAGCCCAACCCTATTCCACTTCGGTAAACCTATTATTGTGTTTGATCATTCTCTATTTTTTACAAAAGTCGACTAATGTATACTCACGCGTGTTCTTGACATCCATATTAATTTTCAACGCGTTTCACACATTTTCGCATACCATTCATATAAATTTATATAAAAATCTGCAGTTTTTATTGACGCATTTTTCTGCGATTGCATCCACGATTGCCTTTTTGTTTCTCTTGCACTTTATTACAAAACGGGCATTGCAAACGTGGCAAATATGTACACTGGTTTTGTTCTATCTCATTGATCTGGGTCTCATTTTACTAAACGTCTCGCATATTTACAATATTACTGTTTTTCTGATTATACTATTTTCCATTCTACTGTTTTACTATCCCTCTATGCCAAATGCAACCCAAAAAAATGTCTGGTATATCATTGGGTTTAGTTGCATTGTTCTCACGTTTCAGATTTTTGAAATTTTGAATTGTCAATTTATATTGCGGGAATTCCAAGGATTTCCGTTCCATACATTGACGGAAATTTCTGCCACGATTCCGATATTTTTATTGTGTTACTCGTTTCATTAGGGGTCTATCCACGAAAAAGGCGTGTAACATAAGATAAAGATAAGATAAAGATAAGATAAACAAAACTCGATGAGAATAGTCATCCATCGGAAAAACGATGATCCTCCTCAAAGTCATTGGATGGTTTCATCTCATACATTCACCATTATTGATCTTGTTTCCATTTGTCATTGAAAGCTTTACAACCGATGTACTATACATAGTCTACTTTTTTACCATCATGTTATTGTATACATTTGTAAATGGCGAATGTCCCCTATCGTACGTATGCAAAACAATATTGGATGGAAAATATGTGGCCGGGAGTAAGATTGCATATTATCCTGAAATGGAATGCGTATTACCGAATCAAAAAACGATCGATTACTATTTTGGGACGATGACGGGAGGATACATTGCCGTCTTGGTTTTCGTTATGTTTCGAACGGGGACATTGTCCTATTTTGTAGTCTTTGTATTTGGCGTTTTATCATATTATGTTTTTCTGGTTCGCCATCGACAAAACCATTTTTGGATTGTCCAAGAAGTGACCAAATATCTCTTGTGTTTGACCCTTCTTTTCCAGATCAAACGTATTATGTAAAATCTTGGAAACTATGTTTGAGTGTTTCTATATAAAAAGAAGTCGCGTTTAGAATAGAATGCAGATACTGACCTTTGTCACCAAATTATTACCCAAACGTCTACCACGGCCGATGGGCAGATGGAGAATCGAAAATTGTCACAAGAAAATGAACCAAAAAATCGATTTATCAAATGAAGACCATTGTGGACCGTGTGGTCAATACGCCTTGGAAAAGATCGAACAAAAGCAAGCGGTTTTGCAAACACCGCCAGATAAACCCTTCACCCCCTCCTCCAAATAATATATTCTCCAGGTCTATTTCAGACCCTAGAGAACCCGTGATTAATCTCTATTCGTGGATAAATATATTTATCCACGAAAAGGATATAGGCTATACACGGTTTTGTAGACTCCTTTGGAAGGCTACAAAACCGCGGATAGACCTTAGATACCATTCATCATACTGATCGCATAAGGATTACCCTTGAGTATACCTTGGATATTCGAGCGATCCATTTGGTTTCGCTGGTAATCGTATTGGTTGTTGATAGTCTGTTTTCCCTGTAATGCACCCATTGAATCCAAGCCAGACGTGGTTTGATTCGTCATTCTCGGAACCGGTGCGCGCGTATTCTTCAAATAATCGCGCGTATCTTTCGTCGCCATATTGATATGGTCATTGAATAATACCATATTTCCGGGGACAAGCCGTCCGTCAATCGTCGACGACTTGACATCATTGTTTCGCTGACGATATTCCGCATCGTACGGGCGTGCCTCGCGTTGACCATCACCTGCACTCGCATTTCCGGCGTAGAAAAAGTCCGACTGATTGGTACGCTCCGTCGGAATCAGATTCGGCTCGGTGATCAAATAGGCACCTGTATTGTATTGGTTGGAATTCGAGTTCAAATGGAATTTGGCATTTTGCGTGGTCTCGCGAAGGGTCGTCGATGGACGATCCTTGGGATCCAAGACATACGAAAGAGGAACCGTTGTCGCCGCGTTTTGGTAAGGACGCATCGTCCCAATGACGTTTTGCTTTTTCGAGGGACGTAGCGCGTTGATCAGGGGAGCAAATACAGATCCAATGGAATTGCGCATCGCCGCACCGAAACTATCCGGCTGAATATTGCTGGATCGATTGTTGCGATACTTCATTTGGGATTGAATTCCATAATCGCCAGTAGTGGCACCGCCGTGACCGACTGAATTGGCGGGATTGAACTGAACTGCGCCCAATTCGTGACGTTTGGACGGTTCGTATTCGCCATCGACATACTCGGCCATATTGGATCCCCGTGCCACACCAGTGTATTCAGTCGACGTTTCAGGGCGACTCACATTGCGTTCCACCGGAATCGGTCGCAAAGGCTGGTTTTTCTCTGCACCTGTAGTGGTGAACCAGCGTTCGGCGCCCAATTCAAATGCAGTATCGGGTCGATGTTTTTCATAGCGACCCATATGTTTGACAGTCGACTGCTCTTTGATGACACTGTTTGCTGGACCCTCATAACCAAAGAGACCGACGCCCTCGGGTTTGCGATGACTGTCTACACGCAAATCATCCACTGTCTTAGGCAGCCATTCTTCGCGCGCCATCATACCGGAATTGAATCCGGAAGCTCCATCGGACGTGTATCCTAAACCTAGACCGGGACCCACGGTTTCCTGCTGAAAAGGCAAAACATTCGACATTTTTTGACTGGGATTGACACGGGATTTGATGAAATCGGTATTGTTTGGCATACCATACGCCCATTGTAAATTCGTGTCCGGTGCAAACAGGGGCGCCTGTTCAGTTTTCTTGATTTTTTGCGAACCTGTTCCTAAATAATTGTCCAAGAGCCCTTCATTGTTATTGGCATCGAAATTACGTCCCCGAACCTTGCTTCCAAAATAGGGAACCATATTATTGTGTCTAAAATAATCGGAATCTTGGTATTCGCCCGTGAGAGATCGAAAAGAACCTTGGTCACTCATTCCCGTTTGCCGTAAATCATTTGCGGGCAGATTGGCCGCTGACGACGACGACGACGATCGATTCGGATTGGGGGGTATGAGACTATTTTTTCCAAGATTGAGGTTGGACTCATTGTGAAAATACTTGTCACGATAATTGTTTCCCTCGTATTTTTGCATATGTGTCAAAACCTCGGTCGCGTTGAGATCGACTTCGTCCAGCTTGGAATAGGACTGTTTTGCGTATTTATGGTGTTCATCAAACGCCGGTTCATTGGTTAATTGATCATCGTAGTAGACGGAAAAATTCTCTTGGTCTTCCTTGTTTTTTTGCTTTGATACAATATACAATCCGCCTAATGCCAAGATAGGAATCGCAATTTCCATTTTATGTCAAAGTATTATATATTGTTGACATAAAAAGAGAATAAACCTTTTGCAGAATAACGGAGATGATGAATTCGGACGGTTGATCAGTGGGTACGCCGATACTCGTCCTTGGCCATTGTCCGTGACAACTGGTTGTTTTGAAACGGTATTTCTAAATGATTCTGGGCATCTTTCAATGGAATATCCAATCGACCTGTATCATAATCACGAAACATCCAAGCCGGATGACTGGCGCGACTTTCTTCGACAAAGGGTTGGACATTGGGATAATGCTGCTGCATAGTCGATGCGGCGTGCTTGGTATAATCGTTTTTATTCACGTCATCACGCTGAAGTTGACGCGACATCCCGAATAAATCACTTTCCACATTGACCACATTGGTTTGCAAATTGGCGCCCCATTTTTGCATACGGATTTGGGCATCTTCCATAAACGGCAAATCGACGCCCGGTCCAGGAACATCGAGTTGATATCTTCCGACATAGGTCATTTCTTCCATTTGTTTTTGTATACGGGCTTCATCATCTTTGAATCGTGTAAATGCCATTTTTTATGTTACGTAAATCTTATATAATCTAACGATAATATTATTTGATGCAAAAATACATAGAAACAATCTTGCCTAAAGACACTATTATACAATATACACGATGAACCGCGATGTTTCCCCGATTCCTTCGCTTTGTTTGAATATGATTGTGAAAAATGAGAGTAAAATCATTGAGCGTTTGTTGAATTCCGTGGTAAAATACATTGACAGTTTTTGCATTTGTGATACGGGAAGTACGGACAATACCGTCGAAATCATAGAGGCCTTTTTCCAAGCCCGCGGAATACCGGGAAAGGTGATTCACGAGCCCTTTCGCGATTTCGGATACAATCGTACCTTTGCCCTCCAGGCTTGCGAAGATGTCGAAAAAGCGGATTATGTTTTGCTATTAGATGCGGATATGGTGTTTTGGGTTGATCCACAAATACCGCCAGATGCATTCAAACAACTGTTGCGTGCATACGGCGCATTCACACTTTTCCAAGGAACGGATCAATACTATTACAAGAACACGCGAATTGTGAAGAATCGCACGGGGGTCAAATACTGGGGAGTTACCCACGAATATGTGGATTTGCCAGCGGGAACACAGTCGTATTCGATCGGAAAACATATTGCTTTTATCAATGACATTGGCGACGGAGGTAGCAAAACCGACAAGTTTCTCCGAGATGTCCGACTCTTGAAAAAAGGTCTGCAAGAGAATCCCAATAATGATCGATACACGTTTTACTTGGCCAATAGTCTGAAAGATGCGGGTATTCTGGATGAAGCCATTGAAACCTATCGCAAACGGACTCAATTGGGTGGTTGGATCGAGGAGGTTTGGTATAGCCATTTCAATATTGGACACTGTTATGCAAGGAAAAATGACAAGGCCAATGCCATAATGGCGTGGCTCGATGCGTTTGACTGTTATCCGGCCCGCGTTGAGAATTTGCACGAAATCATTCATCATTATCGCATTGCGGGAAAAAACAAATTGGCGTATCAGTTTTGCGTTGTGGCCAAAAAAATCATCGACTCACAGCAAAACTTTGATTTTCTGTTTATGCAAAAGGATGTTTATGACTACAAAATCGACTACGAATTGTCCATCGTGGGATATTACTACAATATGGAAAAATACGATCTGGCCAAGATTTCGATGAATGTCTTGAATTACCCGCATTTGGACAAAGACATTCATCGAAATGTAATGTCGAATTACAAGTTTTATGCAAAACCCCTATCCCATAAAAAAACGACCACCTTTGATTCTTTGATCGCGCAATTGAAACGGGTCGGCGTCGAAAAAATGCGCGCAGAAACGGACTTTGTTTCCAGTACACCGTCCATTGTCCGATTCTCCGAGAATCTTTATGTCGTCAATGTCCGTTTTGTGAATTACAGCATCAATGAGAGCGGCGGATATGTGCAAAAGTCCACGATTGAGACGCGGAATGTCTTGGCGACTTTGGAACGGGAGTCCGATCAATCGTGGAACATCATAAACGAATGTTTTATTCAGCACGACAGACAATATGATGCGTTTTACGTTGGATTGGAAGATGTGCGTTTGGTTCCCCCCCAGGATGCTAGCCAAACCAGCTTGATCTACAATGCCAATCGGGGTCTACCCGACGGCAGAATGTCGGTGGAAATCGGGGCTTTGGATTCAACTACCGGACAGACCATTCCACCCCTATTTCCCACGACTACACAAAATCACCAAATTGAGAAGAATTGGGTGTGGATTCCCCACGGAAATGGCCATAAATTGGTCTATCATTGGTATCCTTTTACTGTGGGCGATGAGGTAGATGGCGTCTTTGTCAAGACACACGATCTTGCGACACCGCCCCGTTTCCGGAATTTGCGCGGATCGACCAACGGTGTTGTCATCGAAGGGGATGTTTGGCTGATTTGTCACGCGGTGAGTTATGAAGATCGCAGATATTATTATCATATGGTTGTCGTATTGGATGGATCCACGTTGCAAGTGAAGAAATACAGTCCATTTTTCAATTTTGATAAAGAAAAGGTCGAATATACACTGGGATTTACGTGGGATCCTGTGTCCGATGAATTATTGATCGGATACAGTTTGATGGATTGTCGGACAGAATATATGTCGGTACCTAGAAAAAGTATCGAGTTTTTACCAAACGAATTTCCCCCAACGCATATCCACATCCACGAATAGAGATTTATTCTCCCGGTCCAAAATGGACCTGGAAAATACGTAATACGTAATAATACGTAATAATAATAAATGCTGAAATATATTCTATGCATTTTGTATATGAAACTGAATAAATGGCTAACCAGTACAAAATTTATTGTATCATTATACATAGGAGTCATAATCTTGCTAATATTTTTTTTATATAAAATCGTCGTTTATGAAAACTTTGAAGATACCATTGTTGTATCCAATCTGGATAGTTCGGCCGGATTCTATTCAATGTTTTTTTTCACATTGAATCACTATATCTATTGTAAAAGGAATAAAATTGGTTTTAGAATAAAGTCTGATAATTGGCTGTTTAAATCTAGTATCGGATGGACCGATTATTTTGAACCCGTTGAATTGACTTTTCATAACAACCCCACGAATGAACAAAGTGCTTTGCATTCAACGGTTTTAGGAGATTACCCGATAAGAGACTATCAAATGGTAATAAAAAATCTCTACAAATACAATGCAAATACAAAGAACGAAATTTTGAATGCTTACTCAAAACTTAATCTGGTGAAAGGTAATTACGACTCTATTTTTATTAGAAGAGGTGATAAATTAGGCAAGGAAAGTGTTATCATCCCGGAAGAAAACTACATGGATGCTCTTTTGGAAAAGAATCCCCGTTGTAAAACCATCTATTTACAAACAGATGATTATACGTGTTATTTAAATCTGGTAAAGTATATAAAACAAAATAACCTGGGCGTTGTAATCCACACATTGTGTGATGAAAACAGTGTAGGTGTGGTGGTTCACGGATTTCAAAAAGATATATTAAATGACGCTTCCATAAATAACGATGCGAATAAAGATTATTTATCCAGTATTATTCAAAAGCTAAATGATACAAAACCGGTTGAAGATATGAATAGTGTAGAGAAATACAAGCATACAATGGATATGATAGTCGGAATAGATTTGGTAATACATTCCAATATTTGTATAACGGACTATCAGTCGAATGTTTCACGTTTTATTAAACTAGCCCATGATCATCCCAAAAATGTATATAATATAGACGATTTGAATAATGATATTGACTATGATAAAATAATATGCCCAAGCTATAGCTTTTAGACCTTGTACGGTCAGGGAATTTTTGACTTCTCCACGTCTATTTATTATACTCTTTTCATTTTTTTGACACAAACTGTGAAATGAATTCAGAATATATTTGTTTGATTTCATTATGACCATCTTGGTTGTAGTGTGCCAAAATATCCTCTTTTACAAATAAGTCATCAATATTCGTGCATTTCTTTTTGAGTTCTTCAATGGGATCAATAAAGACAATATTATGTTTATTGCATATCTCTTTTAACCAAGACCTTAATAAATATCTGTCACCACTATCTAAAGTTACTAAATGACTCACGATAATAATTTTACCCTCCAATATTTCATTTATTTTGATTACATCTTCTTCTATTTCGTCTTTGGTTTGAATTCTTATTGAAATTTCATTCTTTATCGGAATATCATATTCATCTTCTAGGGCAATGTGATGCAGGTATTTGTTATCATAAGTATATGATTTTTTGCTAGAAATTTCAATAACATACAAATCGGTTGTATTGAATTCCGTCATCAATGATTCATTGAATACGATTGGATTTTTCGTTAAAATCGGTGTTCTAAATGTATACAATGTTTCACTCGGTGTTAAATCGCCATATTTACAAAATGATATCATTTGAAGTATTTCTTTCGTATAATGGGGATAGGATATGTCTTCACTGATACTTGTTAAATGTGCAATATCTTTGATTGAATGTTGTCGGCAACTTCCCAAAATAGTTATTTTCATAATACATATTTTGCTAATAAATAGTAATCAGTGGTACGAATATTTATAGCTTTTGAATTTTCTTGATATTTTCTGCGTCAATATGATTACGCTTTCCGCTATTGACAACCTCACCGTTGACTTTCATCACGTGATCTCCAATAATAAAAGTGATTTTATCGGGATTCACGTTTGTTTTTATTAAACTACATTCGATCTCACGTCCATTTGTATCCGTGATGAGGAATCTAGCGGACCCATCTGTATTGTTTTGAAACTCTTCCAATGTGATCTCATTGGACAATGTAATTTCATTGGACAATGTGGATGAACTCATTTTGTCTTTGTCTTTTTCTTATATTTTACAGATAGATTTTTTTTCATACGAATGCATAACTGAATAAACCAACCGCGGCTATGCCAAAGACAAATCCTAAATGATAATGGTATTGCATTTGTTTGTACATTTTCAACCAAGCATCGACTTCGGGTTGGGTATTCACGTGGTTCAGCATCCAGTCCGATTTCGGCGAAAGAGTGTAGTAAAAATAATTCGTGACAAACATTGTCGAAATCACCGTGCAAACCAAGAACAGGCCATTTACCTTGGTAGGTCGCGTTTGCGTAAAATAGAACAAAATCCCAAGAGAGATCAAAAGTCCTAAACCATAGCCTTGGAGACTGATGGTTTTGCGTTCTTGGGTGATTTTTTCAAACCGGGCTTTCAATTCCGGAGTCAACGTTGCCTTGTATTTTTGAATGACCCCACATTTTTCAGTCATCGTATAAAAATAAATCATTGCGACCAAAAAAAGGATGGAAATGCTACATCGAATCGGACACGGCATTTTATCTATTATCTAACCTATACATTTTATTGCGACGATATTTTGTGAGATTTTTCTTTTAGACAGGATGAAATATGCAAAATACAATTTATAGTATGTAGTATATCATATAGTCAAATGTCAAAACCTTCAAAAAAATTCATAAAACACGGAATACTTGAACTCAATGAAGAATACAACCCAGATATTCATCGTAAATCGGTTGATATGGAGGGTAGAAATAGGAACTATCAAACAACCCCTCCAAGTACTTTTTATACACCAGAAGAAATGGCGGATATGAAGTCAGAGATAAGACAAGCCAAATGTCTGATTTGTTCGGAGAAAATTAATGATGATCGATGTAGAGTATGTAAAAATGGTCACAAATGGCATAGTATATGTCATACAAGAAGAAGCCAAGATACAGAAACTATAGTTTTTTGTCCTTCGTGTAGAAATATGGGTTACCCGTGTGTTCGAGATTTAGGTAATAATATGAAATTTGGCGACTATAATGACACATATTCGGGTGGTGTAAAACGGCGTAAAAGTAGAAACAGACGCAAGAGTAAAAGTAGAAAAATGCAAAGACTCGGTAAATAAAATACGCGGCTTTATAGAGACTCGGTTTTGGAAAGAGCGGAGATTTTGTAAGACCGTCGATGCCACTGACTCAATCCGTGTTTTGCAATTCCTTCTAAATGAGCTTTTGTTCCATATCCCATATTGGTACTCAAACTATAAAAGGTATCCAATTCATGGTGCCGTTCGCACAATTCGGCGATGTATTGATCGCGCGCCACTTTGGCCAAGATAGATGCAGCGGCAATGGCCGAATATTTATTATCGCCTCCCTCGATGGTCTCGTGACGCAGTGTCGTAAATTCTTCGGTCGCGTCGTGATATCTGGAGTAGGGTTTGAAATCATTTCCGTCGACCAAGAGCAAAACATCCTTTGTCTTTTCGGGAGGGAGGTTTAACTTCGATTGAATGTCTTCAATGCAGGCGTGCATACACTGGAAGACGGATTGACGTATATTGATACGATCAATGACGTCGTGTTCAACGAATTGAACGGACCAGGCGATCGCATTGGATTGGATATATTTAGCCACTTCATTGATTTTCTTTTTCGAATGGAATCTCTTGGAATCCTTCATTTTTTCGTGGGCAAAGGATGCATCTTTAGGTAAAACGACGGCACCTACATATAAACGGCCGAAAAGGGGCCCCCTTCCGGCTTCATCGATCCCTATTTCGTATTCATTCTCTGCGTTGTAAAATGGTTGCAATGGTATCGTCTCTTTCCGTGGCATTTTGACTGTCTTTGTAGTAATGGGTTTTAATGTTAGTCTTTAGTATCTTCAACTTTTTTTATCAACAAATAATATAGAATGCAACGCGGACGAAAAATTTCCACTCCTTGCAAAAAGCGCACTCTTCGAAAATGCAGAGGTGCCAAGAAGTCGTGTATCATTGCCAGAGGTACAAAGAGAACTTACTGCCGCACAGCTAGACGTACATCTAAACGCAGCAGTGCATCTAAAATGACCAGATAAAACATACTAGTCTCTCTTCGTTGACAAATACATTTGTCAACGAAATTTTTCTGTGGGTTCTGATATCTTGGGGTTCTGTTATCTTGGTTATTTTCGAGATATACATTATAATTTATTCAATGAAATATGTGTATGGTCCACTCTATTTATTTTGCCTTTTATTATTCATATTGGTCATTACCGTTGTTTTAACGAAAAAAACAAGAGACGGTTTTCAACTGACAATGGGTGACATAGATCCAAATATAGATCAAAAAAGTAAGAAACGTGGAAAATTTTCTCCTACTCAGGTTGTTCCAAAAACTGAAATGTGGCCGCAAGTACAATGTCCAGGGTATCCCAATTCACGTAAAAAATGCGGAACAATGTCACCAAATACACCCTCGGTTGTTACACCCTCGGTTGTTACGCCCTCGGTAGTTACGCCCTCGGTTATTACACCTTCGGTTATTACACCTTCGGTTATTACGCCCTCAGTTTTTATGCCCTCGGTTATTACACCTTCGGTTATTACACCTTTACTTTTACCAAATACACCCTGTCTAAATACACCCTCAGTAAATGCACCTATATCAATTCAAGCCAAAAAATTAGATGTAGAACCCGGCATTCCGACAAGTACCCGAGGTTGTGAAATATCTATTAACAACAATCAGTTGTTTGACTGCAATGGAAACAATGTTAGCAATTTATTATCAAATTATTCGCCATCTGTGACCAACACGGTTTCACCTTCCACTACCACAAAAACCAAGAAGTGTTTTCAAATTGGAAGCACCCTATTGCAATCAATTCAACAGTGTAATCAACCTCTACAAAGTATAAACTCGCCCATAAGTTTACAAAGTATAAACGCGCCCATAAGTTTAAATAGACGCCGACGCCGACGCAAACGACCTACTGAAAAACCTACTGAGAAACCTACTGAGAAACCTACTGAAAAACCTACTGAAAAACCTACTGAAAAACCTACTGAAAAACCTACAGAGAAACCCACAAACAAACCTACCCAGTCGGTTGTAGATGCAATTAAAAAGGCAGAAAAAAAGACTGGCGATTTAGGAAAAAAAATACTTGACGAATATGAAGATGATTTAGAGGATGCAGCCAAAAAGGTAGGAAAGTACTATGATGATTTTGAAGATGACCTGGAAGATGCAGCAAAAAAAGTAGGAGGGTATTATAATGAGCTTGAAGAAGACTTGGAAGATGCTTTAGATAATCTATCTGAATTTGGAGATGATGATGATGATGGATATTATACTATCGGTCAAGATGCTGGAGATATAGGAGATCTAACACTGGGGTTTGGTGATGGAATTCGTGATATTATTTCTGGATTATCAACGGATATCAATTCATCCTTTAATCAAATCGTTACACAATCAACACCTCTTCCACCCAAATGCAAATCATCGTCGCGCTGCTGTAAAAAAAAAAGAAGACAAAACGCTCAGAATCAAGCTCAGAATCAAGCCTATCCACGAAATAATGGAAAATCAAAACCACAATACCGCCCTCCAAGTGAAATGCGATACCCTCCACCAAATATTTCTCGAAACGAATACAATGACAACGATATAGAACGGTTGAGCGGGTTTTTCCAAAAGTCTTCTGATTATATTCCAGTGACAAACGATTTCTCCAAATTCGGTAAATAAAGCAGGGGCAGGGGAACCTACGGCTCCACCTGAAGGTGGTGCCCCCTGCGACCCCCCCTCCCTTCATATATCCTATCCTTTTTGTGGATAAATATATTTATCCGCGAATCCATTTACGTCTGGGTCCGGCAAAAAGGTGGAAAACTACTGAATAATGCTGTAGGTGATCCTATGGTCGGGGCATATTCGAATCTTGGTGTTTTTCTTGACTTGATTCGTTCAGAAAAACACATAAAACTACACACCTATACTAGTTATTCCTTTTAAAAAATATTTCGACAAATGGTTCAAAAAGAGTATATTGATTTTTTGGACAGAAACAAAATGGTGAATGAAATCACCGAAATCTTGGACGTATTTGATAAAAACCATATGGAACTCACCTACAAAAAAGGGTTTTACATTTACGGATCGCCCGGTTCTGGCAAAACCCATTTCGTAATGACCCTTTTGCAAAAGTTGGGATATGATGTCATCAAATACGATGCGGGTGATATTCGCAACAAATCACTCATTGATACGATTACCAGCAACAATATCTCCAATCGCAATGTCTTGGACATGATGTCCGGAAAAAACAAGAAAATCGCCATCGTAATGGATGAAATCGATGGAATGAACAATGGCGACAAGGGAGGTTTGAATGCTCTGATTAAACTCATTCGCCAAAAGAAGACCAAGAAGCAAAAGCTCGAACACTGTACGATGAATCCCATTTTCTGCATCGGCAATTATTCCGTCGATAAAAAAATAAAAGAGCTCATCAAAGTTTGCAATGTGTTTGAGATCAAATCGCCCACACGGATCCAATTGTCCAATATCTTGGACCGTGTGATACACCAAGAATCGTTTTTCAAGAATCGGGAGAAGATTTTGGATTATGTCCAAGGCGATATGCGAAAGTTGAGTTTTGTTCAACAATTGTACCAGACAAAATCGCATTTATTGACCGAAGATGCCTTGGACAATATCTTCCAGATCAAATCATTCAATGCGGACGCCAAGACCATTACGGCGAATTTGATCAATGCGCCTATACCGTTTGACGATCAACAAAATGCGATGAATGATACGGATCGGACCATCGTGGCGCTGCTTTGGCACGAAAATATCCCCGATGCCTTGGCCAAGGTTCCAGTTGACCAAAGTTTTCCCTTTTACGTGGATATCTTGGACAATATCTGTTTTGCGGACTACATTGATCGAATCACGTTTCAGAATCAGATTTGGCTTTTCAATGAAATGAGCTGTTTTATCAAAACCTTTTACAATAATTATTTGTATCACGAAACCTTTTCTCATTCTGGAAAATTCCGACCCGATGATATCCGTTTTACCAAGATTTTGACCAAGTATTCGACGGAGTACAACAATATGCTGTTTTTGTACAATATGACCCAGCAATTGAATATGGACAAGAAGGATTTGATCGCCTTTTTCCAAGAATTGCGAATGCAAATGGAAAAGGACAATGAGAATACGGCGGAAATGAAAATGGATCAGATCGAGTGTTTGTTTGAAAATTACAATATCACCAAACTGGATGTTCGGCGAATGTACCGGTTTATGGACAAGAATATAAAAAAAGATGCTGTTTTGCTGGATGAATGCGATGACGACTAATTAAGGGAAACCAAGGTTTCCCTTATGATCCCATCCTTTTACTTTTATGTAAGGGAAGCCCGCGAAGCGGGCTTCCATACATCAATGTCAGAGAACGACACTATAATAGATACATCACTCCCATTTTCTTGGACAATACTCACACCATTTTCTTGGACAATACTCACACCATTTTCTTGGACAATACTCACACCATTTTCTTGGACAATACTCACACCATTTTCTTGGACAATACTCACACCA